GTCTCGTGGGCTCGGAGATGTGTATAAGAGACAGGTTTAATATAGGCCTATGTAACATAGGTCGAATATTGCCTTTATATAAATAAGGTATAAGCCTCAGTTATGAGGATTGCCTCGATTTATCGTTGTTTGCATTTACTTTTTCGGGGACAAAGATAGATAAAAAACAGACACAATAGGGTATGTTTTGGTTAATCAATTAATCACGGCAAAACCAAAAGCGCACGCATTCAAAAACGAAATGTGTTTTCCACTGACAAAAACGAAATGTGAATTAAAAAAGCACCCAAACAGCAAGTTTGAGTGCTTTTTTAATGATTTTAATCGAACAAAGACCAGTCTATTTCTTCCTTTTCCTTCCAAGCTGATTCAAGACAACCTTGTATGTGTGCTTGAACTCCAAGAGTGAAGGATGTCAACTCTTCAATATCTTTGAATGTGTATAGAAGAGGATTGTCATCAGAACCAAGTTTGACAGTCGGCATTGACTTCAAATCACCATCCTTGGCCAAGCCATAAGCCAAAGTATAGTTTCGCTGATTTTCGTCAGATAGCCACACCTGATGACCATTCCACTCATAGCCCTCCAATATCGCTTTCTGAGCGTTTGAATTGATCTGAGTGATAATAGTATCTTTCACCTCTTCCAAAGTTGGCTGATGATCAAATGTCTTGCGCCAGTTCCAGCCAACTTCATTGTCATCATCCTTGCCGAATCCATAGAACAAATCCCAACGGTTTCGGCCAACCTTCATCAATCCGTCTTGACGAATTGGAGAACCATAAATCTTTTCCATCTTCTGTTGTTGTTTAAAAGTAAATAAACTGCCGTTCAAACCTTGTTTAAGTAAAGCGGTATTTTACCTTGTTTCCATCGAAGACCTCACTCTCAATCACTGTTGTGAATGGGAAACAATCCTCAATGTCACTTGCTTTGTCCAAGATTTGTTTCATTTCCTCAGATGCCGTGAAGAACTTTGCCCATTCTCCAGTCTTGGCATCCTTGAAGCTTACGATGTAACGACCTTCACCTTGTGAGGTCTTCACATCCTTCTCATAGTCGTGGACTTCGATTTCCTTGTTGACAATGGCACTCAGTCTGACAGCCTTGCCAGGGAATCGTTTCTTTCCATCCTCTGGGGTATATGTGATACCCAGTTCACTGAATTTCTTCATACGTTTATTTGTTAATTTGAAAAATAAATGCTTGCAGTCAGCATGGCAAGCCATGCCTTTGAACGAACCGATGATTTCTTGTCTTCGCTTGCGACTTCTCACCTTGGCAAGATGCCTGGCTGCTTTTTGTTTTGTTCGTTTTCTTATCAAGGAATAGTCTTCATAATGGACATATCCCAAATAGTCAAGTCCAACGCTTACAGGCCTAACAGCTTCACTTGGCTTGATGTGAAGTCCAAGCTTAGAGAGTTCTTCATGCAATATGTCACGCCACTTCCAAAGTTCTCTCTTATCAGTGGACATCATCACTATGTCATCACAATATCTGTAATAATAGCGAACGCCCACAATCTCCTTCATATAGTGGTCTATTGGTGACAGGTGAAGGTTTGCAAAGCATTGTGAGCTTCTTAGACCCTTTGAAAGGCCATTGGACAGCAGATGAACAAAGTTTGAAAAGATTTTTAATATGATAGGGTCGCTCACATATTCCTTCAAATCGGCATACATCAAATCTTGATTGATAGAGTCGTAGAAATGATATATGTCACATTGATAGTAATACAGGTGTTCCTCGCATTCATGGATGTCGTTTTCCACGATGTGGTGGAGATAGTGCATTCCCCTTCCCTTGATACTTGCAGCAGATGTCGCTATCACTGTGGGATAGACATATTTCTCAAAGACGCTCATAATTGCATGGCAGCCTATTCTGTCAACAACTGGAGGTGCTTGCACGTCCCTTTCCTTTGGCCCATCTTTCACATGGAGGTTCTTGAAACCTGTGATTTGAAAACTTCCATCCGTGATGTGATCATGGAGGTAGTCGATGATGGCATCCTTTTTCTTTTTTATTCTTTCCTTTTGTTCTGGCTTCAAGTCTCTCACCACATAGTCAAAGCTTTCACTTAGATTCTCATGGGTGACAATCTCTGGAACCAGGTTGTTCAATGTCTTAAAATCTGTCATAAGCCTTCAGGACTCCAATTTATGTTTCGGCTTTCCACAATATTGTGCTGTTGCCGTGGCTCAGGGTTCTCGCATGTACGATGGGCAAGCACGTTGCCGATTGCATGGGTGCGATGAAGCTGTCTAAAGACAGGTAGTTCTTAATTCGAGACGAGTGCCGATGTTCGTATTCGAGTTCGATGAAGCGTTGTTCGCATTCGCATAAGCGAGACCGCCATTCGCATTCGCATTGTTGTTGGCACGATACAGGACACGACCGTTGAACCCCTCTACCTCCCCTTTGGGGACTGCAAAGGTACATAAAATTTTTCAAAAATCGACCGCCATGGGCGGTAAATTGAGGTGGAGCACCTTTTTTAGAAGGTCTCCACCTTACGCTTTGACGCTTTTCCGCCATCACGCTGCTTTCAGCTCTATCGCTCCCTTGAAGGCGAGACGAGTGCCGATGACCGCATTCGAGTACGATGAAGCGTTGACCGCATTCGCATAAGCGAGACCGCCATACGCATTCGCATTGCTGTTGGCACGATACAGGACACGACCGATGCTATGGCTATACCAATAGATGTCCGTGTAGTTCTGATTCCACTTGCTGTTGTCGCTTGTGAGCTTTGTTGGAACAAGATCAGCATGTCTTCCAAATCTTACACGTCCGATGCAATAGCCGTTGGCATTGATGCCTTGCACGGCTCTCTCTGTTTGAGTGAATGGGTCATAGATATGCCAGACACAATCCAGGGAATCACCCGATGTTGCAACCATCTTGCTTTTCTTGAAACTTGTGAAGCTCTTGATGTTCACACCTACGTTGTCCATCCACTCACAGTTGCAAGCCAAGAAGTTCTCTATGCCGAGCACCTTGTTTCCCATGCCATTGTTCCAAGGACTGTTTGCCTTTCCGATGGAGTTCCAATAGCCTGTCTTATAGTTGTTAGTCCATCCATTGCTGCTTGATGAGCCAACACCACGACCATAGCCACACACTGCCTGTGCATCACGGTTTCCAATGAGTGCATAGAAGAGGTTTGCCACATCCTTGCTGGTCTCGTAGTCTATCATCTGATAACCCTTACCTCTCAGCCATGCCAAGTTTTGGAAGTCCTTGTAGGTATAGTGCAAGGTAAGATCGGCTATGTCTGTAGGGTCTATGTTCTGCACGTTTCCCTCGCTGTCATACGTCCATCCTGTGTATGTGTTGCTGTTGTTGTCACCTAACTTTGCAGCGACACCACTCACGCTTCTCAGGGTTCCGTTGAGCATGGCTGCCTCATAGATTCCGACAAGTTCTGGCTTGTGCTCAACCCAGTCAGGCTCGATAGCCTCCAACTCAGAACTGTCAACTGCAAGTGCTTCTCCATCCGCATTGACTACCTTCACGGCAAAGATGAAATACTTTGAGCCATCTGGAACCGATGTGAAGGTATAGTCGCCTTCCATGAAGTCTGTATCTGATGCCATGCCTGTCAAGTTGTATATGTCGATGACTGATCCATCTTCCTTGACGAACACACCACCGATACGGCTGCTTGTCAACCCAGGCCAACGTACTTGTTTCATGCCTTCCACATTCATCCTGTATGCGTTGTAGCTCGCATTGGTGCGGACAAACGTCGATGAACTGTCTATTTTAAGGCTTCCAGAATCATCATAGATGTTTGTGTCTATGGAATCTGTACAAACGGAACAACCAGCCATGAGCATGATTTCAGCCAGCTTTACTCTCTTTGTGACACTTGCACTTGACATTGGCTTTGTCTGTAGGCTTGAATAGAACAAGTACTTTCTGTCATGCTTGTAGTCGTTGATGCCCTTGTACCAGTATCGTCCGATATACATGAAAGCATCATACTCGCCCTTGTCGTATGTGTTTTCGAGCGAACGACCGTCGGCAAGCTTCGAGTAGTCGCCTTCATCCAGAGGAATGCAATTCATCTTGGAGCTGCCTTGGTCATAGATGCCTATGACTGGTTTCATGTCGTTCCAAATTTGCAGGACATGTGCGGATGCCTTGTATTCGTTGCTGTAGTCGTAGCCTGTCTTGTTGTCAAGGTTGGTGATGTTCTGAGGATCGTTCACCGTGTCATCAAAGACAACTCCACTGTATTGGCTGTTATATACATTCAACTCTGGGAAGTAGGCTTGCAATGATTCAAGTGTCTCCTTGGAGATGAAATCCGTCATAATCCATCGGCCTGTCAATCCTGAGCATTTTCCGCTCTCACCATAAGATGTGCCATTTACGTCAAGCCCAACGGCTCCACTGTCCTTCAATGTTTGGAGAATGCCTGATACCCCAGATACGTTCACGTCCGTCAAACGGATGAACTTGATGTTCGAGCCACCGTTGATGCAGTCAAGTAGCAACTGGGTGCTGCTTATTTTTGGACAGTTTGTCACAAGCAAGCTTCTCACGCCATCGAATCCGTCAAAAGAGAGACCTCCTGGGTATTGAAGCCTTGGCAGGTTCTTGAATGAAAGGCTTGTCATCGTAGATGGCAGCTGTAGCGTCTCGATTGGCGAGGCCTCTGCGAGGTCTATTGATGAAAGAAGCGAGTTCTTGGCAAGGACTGTCTTCAATCGTGGGCAATAGGTTGCAGTGATTGACGTGATCCTTGTATTTCTCACGTCGATGGAGGTGAGAAACGGCTTGTTTCCAAGGTTCAGTTGGGTGATGGCTCCACTTCCTTCCACTGGTTGGTAATATTCGCCACCAAGAATCAACTCTTGCAACATTTCACAGTTGGAGATGTCCCAGCTCTCAGCCTTTGGAGTGCAACCAGACAGGTCAAGCAAGGCAAGGTTCTTCGCTCCAAACACGTAGAGCATGGTTCCTGCACCTGTTGCCGTCATTCCACTTCTGAGCGTATAGCTCTCACCAGCCTTCAAATAGCAACTGTCCACGCAAGCGTCGGCACGATCCACGCCTATTCCAAAGAATCCATCCTGGGCGGCCTTGATGTTGATGGCGATGTCGTTTCCGACGGCACGCATCTTGAATGGGTTCTGGTAGAGCTCGCCCACCTGGTAATATCCATCACGATAAGCGAAGCGTTTCCTGAATGTCTCGGGGAGATCGTCAAGACGTAGCCCATGAACCGCATAGTAATAGTTGGCTCCAGCGGTGGAGTTCTCAATGTACTTTCGTTCGCCATCGAATGAGGAGATGACCTTTGCCCATTTGTTGAGTCGGTCTGTCAACCACAATTTGGTGCAACCTTGCGCTGAGAATATCTTCATGCCGTCTGCCTCTGCGTTTCGCATGTCCTGTGCGATGTCATGCAAGGTGACTGCGCTTTCCCCATTTCCATCAAGCCAAAAGACTGCCGCCTTGTATGACTGCTGGAACATTACGCTGTTCCAGCCCTGGTAATAATGTTTAGGGTCATTTACGGCATCCAAGTCCCAAGGAACAGTGAGACCACAGTCGTTGTCATAGTTCCAGACACAATCGCCATCATACCAGTGGTTGAAGTAGGCTCTCTTGTTTCCATCCGTGTCCTTGTAGAAAGACAGCATCATGTTCTTGCTTCGCTGATCGACAGCAAGGATATAATCGCTTGCGCATACATAACACAAGGTGCTGCGGACGTTGGCAAACTTGTGAAGCTCGTGCGACCACTTGGCAAGACGGTTCTCCTTTGTTCCGCTCACCGTTGCCCCATCAAGGGTGATGTCGCCATCTGCCTCTGTGAGGTCGTTGCTACATTGCTGTGTAAACAAGAGGAAATTATAAAGGTCGTATGGAACCTTCTTCCCAGACTCATAGAGGGCATTCAAGTCATCATCGTCAGGGTATCGGCATTCATAGTAGGAAAGCCAGACTGGCTTGTCTGTCGCCTCGTCAATCCTCATCATGTCATCCACGCTGTCCACGCCCTTCAACCAACAGAGATAATCATATTTCAGATACTCATAGCACGTCGTTGGATTGAGAACCCTTCCAGTGACAGTCCACTTTCTCGTAGCCTTGTCATAGGTCATGGAGCCAGTGGTGTCCATCCAGTTTCCACCGCTATACTTGGCGTACTTGTCATCAGAGGTGTGATAGACTGCCGTCCAGTCATATTCGGTCACTTTGTCCGCCTTGACCTCTGCAAGGCTCTTCGATGTTTCCGTTGGGTCTGCCACGGCCGTGGTCTCTACCATGGAGCCAGTTCCATCGTTCTCGATGAATATGTTGGAAGGACCGCAATACTCGGAAAGCATGTAGATGTTTCCTGCCACGAGCGAGGAAGTGTCCTTCATCACCTCATCCTTGAAGTCCGTGAGCTTTTGTCCCTTGGCTGCCACAAGTTCCTTGAAGTCGCCATAGTTCAGGCATTCTGCCGTATAGCCGTCAACCTTCTCGAAGCCAAAGAACGAAGGGTTGTTCTTGTCCACGTTGAAGTTGGCCTTCGCATGGAAGTAGGCGTATGACTCATTGGTGGCATCCACAGAGTTGATGTCCGTTCTGAAAAGGGCGCAAGGAACTGAGTCGATGGAGGTGTTCAAGGTCTCGCTTCCCTTGTATGCGTTCTGGGCTGGTGTCATGTAACCTTCACCAAGGGCACGTTGGAGCTTGTTCATCAGTTCCATCGTAGCTCCATTGTTTGCGCCACCAGAGTCGGAGTAGTCCACCTTGATTGTCGCCACGTTGAACCACATGCCGTCTTCCTTCACACGAATCTTGCCCTTGGCCGCCATCTTCTCGCATAGCTTGAATTTCTCCAAGTCTTCACCTGTGAAGTCTTCCTCTGTATGGAGCAAGATGACCTTGCAGCCCTTGAACTTGCCCTTCTTGTTCTTGACAGGACGGAGTGAAGAGGTCGTGCCTTGGTTTACGGTTGGAACCATCAGCACCTTGAAGTCTTGCCATGGACGGTCTGGGAACCTGACTATCCAGTCGAAGTAAGCCTTGGTTTTCTTGTCGCCATCAAGTTTGTCCAGATAGCCAGGATAGTTCTGCTCGATGTTGTCCGTGTCGGCATTTTTAAGGAGTGTGACACAACAAAGCCCTGCATTCATGCAGGCTTGCATGGTTGGGCGGTCCTTGGTCGTTCCCTCAGCTGTCTGCGATGCCATCACCAGGTTCTTCTCATACTCACTGAGCATTTCCTTGGTGTCCTTCAAGCCCACAAGGTAGTTGTTGAGTGCCTGGCGGAAATTGAAGTATGTAGCCCATGCCGTAATCTTATACAGGTAGATGTCTGCACTGGTACCGTCGAAGTCGATGGTGTGTTCGTTTGTGGTGAACTTCCCTGCGTCATAGTAACAAGCACCAGCTTCGTCACCATTTCGGAATATCTTGATGCTTCCTATACCAGAGTATGGGGCGATGGCAGAAGGCTCTATCACGATGTCTAAGCGTGTCACTGTGTCCTGGGCGTAATACACCACGGCTGTCTGTTGCGCTCCAAGGTCATCTGGGTTGGTTGCCGTTGCGCCATCACAGGTGAAGACCAGTTTCTCACCAGTGAGATAGAAGCCCACCTTGTTGTCGCCAAGGCAGTCTATCAATTTCACGTTTCTGTCTTCCACATTCTTGACCTTGACCGTGAAGCTGATGGCCATTCCATTCTGTTCAATGCTGTTGGATGCAAAAGGCTTGTAGTCGCACACCGCCTTCATGTTCTCAGCAATACGTAGGGACATGATGCCCTTGTCGTTGTCCGTTCCATAGGAGGAAGTACCAAAGGAATCCTTGACAAAGCCATTGGTGCTCCAGTTTGACCCTTCCACGTTGATGGAGGTCTCACCGTCCTTGATGGCCTTGTCTTCCTCGCTGTTCGAGCGTGAGTCCATGGTGATGTTGAACACTCGCTGTGTGCTCACTTCCTCCACATCGACCAGACTTCCGTCAATCACGAAGGATGCTGCCTGTGATACGGAATCCCCACATTCCACATATACGTCGATGGTCTTGGAGCCATCATGTACGCTTTCAAGCACCTGCTTGTTATACGTGTATGTCTGCGAGCGATACGCCACGCTGCTGTTCTGTACCGTTCCATCGTAAAGAATCACAGCCTTGGGGTTGTTGTCGTTGGCCACATATAGCGCATAGTCGATGGAGATTGACTCGTAGAGCTTGCGCTTGCCTTGGATTTCGTCCGTGTACCATCTTGTGGCTACAATAGGAGTGTTGTTTCCTTCCTCCACGACCATGACTGAGGTATGGAGGTAATTGCCAATGACACCGCTTCCCACATCCTCGCCATGGATTCTCAGTGGATAGGCTCCATGTGTCAGTGAAGTTCCCAGACAGTTGCGTGGGTCTATGTTGACGGAATGCGAATAAGTGTCCGTGATGATTGATGAGCCAAGTTCCTGCCATTGGTTGTTGATGTAGATTTCCGCAATGGCCTTGATGCCCTTGTCGCTGGCGTTGTTGGCAAACTTATACATCGGGATGCTCTTTGCGGATCCACCGACGGAAAGCGAGGTGTTCTGCGTGAAGTTGAGGGTCTGGACGCTTGTGATGGTCACATCGACACCAGAGACATTGATGTTTCTCGAACCGTTGTTTCCTGCGTCATCGTATGCCACCAACTGGAAACGCTTGGTGGTTGCCGTCACGAAATAGGAGCTAACGTCTATGCCAAAGTCGTATGTGTCGCCCGATGCCGACGAAGCCTTGTTGACTGAAAGGGTTTCGAGGACTTGGTTTGTGTCCCTGTCCTTCAACACGATTTTCTCTATCATGTTGTAGATCTCGCCACCTCCTTGCGTTGTGATGCTTCGGATGGCTGCCTTGATGAGCACGGTGCTTCCTGCCTTGGCATAAAGTGGTGAGCTTTCAAACTGGATGCTCACAATGGTACCAGAGCCACCACCGCTGCCTGTGCCAACAGGGAACTGTTGTTCGTCACCGATGCCCTCACCCTCTGAATTGGCAAGTTGAAGCTTGACCACTCCCTGGGTCTCGGTGTCCACCTTAATCTGTGAAGGAACGTTCTTGTATGCGCCTCCAGTGGAGAAAGCGTCCTTGCCATCCTTTTCAGGCTCATCCTTTGCCTCCATTTTAGAGCCACCGCCAAAGTCACTCCAAAGACCCACTTCGCCAATATCCGTCACCTCACCCTGGAATTGCTTGGTGTCCATTTTGTTCTCACCAGTGGAGTATGAGATGATGAGACCCTTCTTCGCATAGATGACACCAGTCTTCTCCTGGTATTTCAGGAGGGCTGAGACAGCGGTCTCCAAAGACCAGAATTTTCCCACGTCTGGACTGCCCACAAGCTTGTCGATGATGAGGTATGTCTCGGAACCTGCTGCGAGTGAGCCAAAGTCCTTCCAGTTGTCCGTGTTGAGCCAGTTTGTCTCGGTCACGGTCTTGCCCACGTATTGGTAAGTCTTCCAAATGCTCGCTGACATCTCGAAGGAAATGATCAGACCGCTCACAGCCTTGCCTTCCTTCCATGCCACATGAATGGCAGACATGCTCTCGTTCTGGCTGTCGGAAAGTTGGTAATAGCCAGTGATTGGAACCTCGTTGGTGGCATTGAATATGCTTGCAGGGGTTGCCTTTGGAGCTATTTGCACCATGTCGTTGCCTGTCCAGATGTAAGGAACCTTTCCCATGACATCCACATAGATGACAGATTCACGAATGGTCTGCTTCACCCATGTCGGCTTGACATCTTCTCCCACCACGAGATCCTGGAGCCTTTCCAACTGCTTGTTTTCCGATGAATATCTGTATGAGTTTACGATTGAGGCAGATGGAGTGTCCCAGTAGGACACCATGACCACATCATAGACTTCTTCTGGAAGGTGGGAGCTTGGCACTTTCTTGTTTGAGTCAAGCGGGGCGATGCCGCCTGCCTCGCCAATCTTGTCCGTGATGGCTTTCACGGTTGCCGCATTTGCCACGGCAAGGCTCTCACGGATGTTGTCTGCCAAGGCTTTGCCACCACAAAGTGTCCATTCCGTCCATCCTTCATCCTTTGTATGGGTTCTGGTATATTCGGAAAAGACAGTTCCGCTTGTTATCTGCTTTTCTGCATTGAGGGCGATGGAACCTCTTGCCACCTGTATGCAATATTCCTGGTCATAGCCAATGACAAACTGGCTCACCTGTATATTCACACCGTTGAGCTGCGCCCTCATCTCACCTACAAACTTGAAGTTATCGGAGGTGGCACATGCTGCATCAAGTTTGTTTTGAAGCTGGGCTTCCTTGGTGGTGTCGCCATCTGTGAGATTGCCAAGCGAGACGAATGGGTCGCTCAGTGCGCTGCTGTTGTCGCTGGTTCCCTGGAGTCGTTTCAAGAGTTCCGCATCACCATTTGTGCGGTTGGTCTGTTCCGTGTCGATATGGGCTTGCAAAGTTGTGTCCGCTTTGGCTCGATCAATGATTTCCTGGTCAACCTGTTGCTGTAGGGCATAGATGCTTCCAAGATTACCCATCAATAACCAAGGATCTGTGTCATTGCCCTTTTGGAAGGCATAGACATTTCCACTCTCTTGCTGGGTGGAGTTCTTTGCGTCGTATATGGCTACGAGCTGACCAAAGCGAAGTGCCTTGCCATTGCTGCCTATAGGAGCCGTGCTGTCTGCCTTCATTGCTGCATAGCTCTTGTACACCTGATGAATGCCAAGGCCATCAGCATTCTGCTCCATGTCTGCAAGATACGCCAGGGTATCTGCATGAAGACCGAATGTTTCTTCAGGACTAATGCTATCCACCTCTTTCACCTGACGAAGGCGGATGGCTTCCTGCTGTAGTTCATAAATCGTCTTCATGCTACTTAACCTTTAAATAGTCATTATATCTTGAAGCAAGAACGACCTGCAAGGAATCCAAGGCAGGAACATCCTTCACAGCATAATAGGTTCCAGATGTTGGCTTGTGTCCAACAATCTCTGCCGTATAGCTTTTCACTACGGGACGAGTCACGCCATCTTCAAATTCCCTTTTTTCAAGGACTTCTTCGTGTAAGACATAATAACAATCAATAATGCTGGAATCACCAGTGTCCGTATCTTCTCCCATTGTTGTTTGAGGAACATCATAAACTCCATTTTTGGTAATGAGCTTATGAGCTTGCACGGTTTCCGAATTTGTGTCAGCATTGCCATTAATGTGTCTTGGTGTCGAATATATGGGAAGATTCCTGACATCCTTAATATCCGGATCATCACAACCAACACCTTGTGCTTCTCCGTCTGTTATTGGAAATAAAGACATAACAAAATCAACCATATTGTCCTGAAGCATCTTCAGATCTTCAAGAAAAACAGGCTGGCCGCCTTCACTAAAAATGAGTCTATTCATAATCGTATAAATTTATGCTGAAAGTTCTTCCAGCTGGTTTATAAATATTCAATAAGTTACGGATGGAATTGAGATGTTTCCATCCATATTTATCAGCATCTTTGCTTTCCAATGAGGTACATAAGAAAGTTGGAACCATAACAATGAAGTTTATAGGAGCCGATACTTCGTATTCATGTACCAGATATGCCTTCCCATTTTCAGATGCCAAATACATGGAGAACGGAGGCTGTGATTCCCTGCCGAAATGCAGATACTTATTCCTGTTGGCATCATCAGGAGTAGTTATGTAAATTTGTCCTTCCGTCAAGTAGAATATCTGATTCAATGCCTTTTCCAATTTTGCCACATTAGAAGTAATGTTCAATCTGTCATCCGTTTTCTCTCTGTGACTTGTGAAAAGTTCATAGATATAGCGCAAAGGCAAAATCAATACACACAGGAATGCAAGTAGGAACTTGCTTCTCAAAATAGGAGGTGTCAAAATAGCCACCAATTTCACCAAATCAATTTTATACCACATAAGTCAATGAATCTGAAAGAAAATAAGGAATATAGCTGCCACTCTCTCCGATGTAATTGTTGCCTGACACATTATGCCATTTCAAGCTACCTTCTATTTGATACGAGCATGTACCAAGTTCTACATCTTCAACACCATCGACAGCAAGGATGGCATTCACCAGTTTGGTCTTATTGAATGTGCCTCCATACTTAATATTCTTCAGATGCTCCTCAATAGCTGATTCTACAGGCTTGGTTCCATCTGAAAGTCTGTACCCTTCTTCGTCTATCACAAGAGGGTCAACACTGATATTGGCCTCGATGCTTAGATAATCACCTCTTTTGCTAGTGATTCCCAGAATAACCCCTGCCACCTTAACCCTGTTCATATACTGTTTGAACACCGTTAAAACATCGTTTGAAAGGGCTACAGGCATTCCGTTCTTGTCACCGCTCACGAGAATCTGAACACTTGTGCCACGGTCTCTCACGGCAGCATACTTCACAACCTGCTTGCTTTCGTCGATGATAGCGTACCCATACTGCTGGGTGGTCTCGTTCAATACGAGCTGGTCACCATATTGGAAAGCCTTTGCCATCTTGTAGTACCAGGGCACGGAGGCTACCACGGCCATGGAGATCTTTTCATCCACATCTTTTATATATAGCTCGAAGATGGATTCAAGCACATGGCAGCAAGCTGCTACGATGAAGAAGATAATGTTCTCCAAACTCACAGATGAGAAGCTGCCGTTCCATGTACTGCCTTCCTTCAGTCCATATTTCTCACGGATGGTGGCATCAGCCATGAAAGCATCCGTCATTGTCTTTTTGATTTCTGCTACAGTCCTTGCCATGTTACTCAAATTCTTGTGTAAATTCCTCGCCAAAGATTCTCAGGCGGACATTGCCGTTGTCCCTTGCGGTTGCAGGGCTTACGTCATTGTTCTTGCAATAGTTCTGCATGACTCTGTTCCATGTGCCGTCTGGAAGTTTCACCTCTGTTCCTGGCTCTGGGATGTCCGTGATGCCGATTCCATTCTTTTGGGCGATGGCTATCATGGCTTCCCATGAGCCAAACTCCTGGATGGCGATGTCTGCCATCGTCTGTCCGTCCTTGACCTTTGCCTTCATAACTTAATCTTTTTTGCCTTTCTTCACAGCGTTATATACAGAGCCACAAATGCAAGTGAGAATAAAAAGCCAAAAGGCATAGTTCAAGATTTTGTCCATATAGCCAGACTGAGATTTGACAATCTCTTTTTGTTCGTCTTGCCTTTGGTCATGTCGCTCGTTTGCCTTTTGCTTGTTGGTCTCATGCTGCGTCTGGGCCGTTGACTCGTTTTTGCTTGCCTTTCGGTTACGTTCCGTGCTTCGGTACTTTTCCTTGCTCAGGACGTTTCCGTCCTTGTCAAGTGTCAGCACGGTTGAATCCTTGATGTTCACGGAATCAATCACGTTCAACTCATATCGGATGATGGTGGAGTCCTTGAAAACAATGGAATCCCGAATGTTCACGGAATCCTTCAAGACAAGCTTCTGCGAAGACTCCACTTTCTTGCTCGAACCACAGGCGGCAAACATGATCACTGCCAGGAGTAAATAAATGTAATGTTTCATTTTGTCTTGTTTTTAGATGTCTTTGTACTCATCCTTGGCATTGAAGCAAGGGCAAGCCTTGATCCACTCATTGGGTGTTATCTTGCCATCATGGTTCAAGTCAGGGCTAAAGTCACGATGTCCCTGGATAATCGCATTTGGATATGTCTTGCGCAATAGCTTCAAGAGGCTCACCAATGATTTCTTCTGTGCCTCTGTGCGGTTGTCCGTTGGCTTTCCGTTTGCGTCGATGCCACCGATATAGGCGATGTTGATAATCTTTGAGTTCCATCCTTTCACGCCATTGCTTACCTTCTCCACGGCCAACATCTGATGAATCTTACCATCTGGAAGAATCACGTAATGATAGCCAGGGTATTTCCACCCCTTGCGCTTAAACTCCAGTTCGAGTTGCTTGATGGTTGTGCTTTGGCTGCCAGCCGTGCAATGGATTGCGATAAATTCTATTCTTCTCATTTTCTATTCAATGCTTGGAGGGCGTTTTCCACATCCTCTGTTTTTACGTTCAGTTTACTTGCGATTTCTCCCACAAGAGCCTTCTTCAGGAGTTTGAGGAACGGCATGTTCGGGAAACAGATCAGCATACTTGCGGATGTGCTCCATAGCTCCACGAGGATGATGCAAATGCAGATGGCACTTGTGGTGAGTCCGTTGCTCGCCCCGATGAGCTTGTCAATGAGGATGAAAAGCACAATTACGGAACCATACACCGCCAACTTGCTGAATGAATCCCTGGCAAGCTCGCTCTTTGTGAATCGCTTTTGCTTCAAGCTGGATGCGATTCCCCAGGCTGCGTCCATCAGCACCGCTGCCACCGTGAAGCACACCATCGTCTCGTAACCTGCCAAGAAATTGGCTATGACCAGGAATATGGCAAGGAGCCATCCCCACACAGTGGACAATACCACCGTCAATTTATTCAAGAAATGTTCTAAAACCATTTTTGTTCGTTTTTAATATTTTGCTTTTATTTGAATGCCAGTTTGGGTGATTGTCACCTTTTCGACGCTTTGCCCATCCATTTCCAGCTGTTCCTTGACTTTCGTTCTCCAATAGATTGGATCGTTGTCAAGCAACATGTCGCTGATGCCCACGCCAACGGATGGATTTTCTTTCAGCTCACCATTGTGAAGGGTAAGTAGCAGGGCTTGGTTCTGTCTGAGCACGTCACCCACCAGAAGAGAGCCATGCGACACCATTGGCTCCAGGATTGGAGAATCCTTGTTGTATTCAAGTTGTATTCCTTCCATGTCAATGCTTTATTTTCTCATCCTCATAGTCGCCCTTGTTGAACGACTTTGCGGAATCCGTTGGTTTGACCGTTGTGAACGTTCCACCAGGGTGGCTCACGGTCACTTGGTGTGTATGGTTGTTGAAGGCTTCCACAAGCTCATTGATCTTTTGGGTCAGCTGCCCTATGTTGATGAGACCTCCAAGCTTGCCACCGTTGATGACGATCGTCTCAATGTGGTCAACCTGTAGAACGACAAGTTCCCTGAGGTCTCCCGACAAGCTGCCGATGGTCACGGCACTGCCCACCTTGGGTGTGACCAGCATCAAGCCATCGTCTTTTATCTCGGAGGCTTTGAGCCTTACCCCTGGGATGGTGATGCCTCCCACGGTCACCTCACAGAGGTTTCCGTCAACGGATTTCACTATACCTTGGTAGATGGCGATGCTCTTGCCTCCACCTGCCAATGCCCTCAAATGTTCCTGTAATTGTCTGTACTCATCCATAATCAACTCAATCTAAATCCTAAACTGACCTTTCTTTTTCCACCAGCACTTGAAAACTCGGTGTCAACGGCTGTCACAAAGTAAGTGCCATTCTTGTAGGGATAATCGGCATCATGGAGCGTGACGCTATCAGATGGACGGCAAACCGGTATGAGCCATCCTGTGATGCTTCCCTCGTAGCCGTCGAAGCTTCGACGTTTCACCTCCAGCTCGCCACGAGCCTTCATGGAGGGTTCGTCATTGGTGGCACACTTGATTTCTATCTTGTCGCCTCCAGTTGCTCCAGTCTCCACTTCCTTGACGGTTCCGTCTGGCATCAGGGCTTTCACGATGACTTGCACTTTCTTGTCTTCCGCACGATGATAGGTGAGGTTGTCTTCCTCCACGTTCAAGGCGAAGTCATAGAAGCATTCCACACCCATCTTTTCGCCTGGAGGGTGTATGTGCAAGGTCTCATCCTGTAGGTAGATGTCAGCCCCACATTCCTCCTGTACCTTTTTCAAGACATCGTAGCCAGTTGCGTTGTTGATGACAAACTTTCCGTATGTCCAGGAATAGGAGCACTCCACCTTGAATGAGAGACCACACCCAGAGACCACCTTGGCAAGGAGATCCTTCAAGGCTACCTTTTGAAGCACTTCGTTCTTCATGTCCTTTCGGAACAGAAAGATGTCATCCTCGCAATATAGCTTGACGTTCCCTCCATCGGTGGATATGCGTTGAAGCCATCCTTCGAACTCAGTTTCAAGTCCTGCCTCTTCGTAGCCAAGGGTGATTATCACCTTGTCGCCTCGCTTTAGCTTGTCTTCGACCTGGAGGGCATGGTTGTACTCTGATGCTGGAAGAGTAATGACAGCCGTGTCCGCAAGTAGTTCCACGCTACGATGGATTTCCACCTTGTCAATCATACAGAGCTTGTATGTGCCGATTCTGATGTCAAATGCCATGGTGTACATAATTCTATGCGTTTAAGTCGTCACGGCTCAACAGCAACTTGTAGATGTCATCACTGTAGGCCTGTATGGTGTAGTTTTGATTGATAGTGCCAGAAGTGAAGGGAATGTCCCAACTCTCGATGGCAAGTTGGCTGATGCCGAATATCTCAAGCAATGGATTCAGTGCCTTCACGTGACCAGCCTCACAGAAACTTCTGAGCTTTGCCACGTCCGCCTCAGGGTACTTGCCATCCATGCCCATCAAGATGCCCTCGATTCTCACGCTGTAGTCATCCTGCGTCCAACGTTCCTTGATGCTTCCCCTGATTTTGCCCTTTGAGACGTTTCGCCTCACAAGTATGTTCTGCCCATTGACGCTGATCATTGGCTCCATGGGGAAAAGCCACTCTTGCGCTCCAGACTCTTCAAGCTGGAATCGAAGGGGCAAGACCATCGGCACGCCTGTCGCATTCGTGCGAACCACGTCTTCAAGCTCTGCATCCGACATGGTTTCCACGTCAAAGCCCGAACTGTCTGGAATGGTCTTGGCCGCTGACATGTAGCCAAGGTTCACGCCATGGAAGTTGTTCTCTCGAAACAACCAATAAGGAGGAACCTTGGTGAGTCCCATGGCTCGCAAGGCCAAGTTTTGGAGTATGAATCTGTTTGTTGTGCTCATCGGTCTGTACTTGTTGCGATTGACAGGGCACGGTTCATGCACTGGAGCACGATACGCTCCAGGTCTGCCGTGTCGGTCTTGTCGTTCATTGTTACTTGTATGGTGTCGAAGAACTTGCCTATGCTGATGTGGATGTTCGAGCTTCGAGACCCACCAGTGGCAAGGGCTTCGGCCGTTGACTTTCCACCTCCATGTCCACCACGTCCACCTTTTCCTCCCTTTCCTCCCTTGCCGTCACTTGATGGTGAGCCGAATGAGAAGGCTGGGCTTCCTTTGGTGGAAGGGCTTGAAATCTTGTGGTCAGAAGGCTTCTTTCTGTCCTTGGCACTTTCCCTTGCATAGTTCTTGTCGAAATCTTGCTTGATGCCCCCAGCGAGTTGTTGGGTAGCCTTGAAAGCCTTGGTCGTGCTGGTGATTCCTGTCAAGTCCTTGACACCATCCACTGCACTCGACCATGCACCGCTGAAATCTCCATTGAAGAGCTTCGCCAATGCCTGTCCCACCTTGCCGATTCCACTGAGGAACGTCTTGAAGCGGTCTATGAGGTAGTCCTTGATGATACCGCCAAGTCCCTTGATGACCGACCACATGGTCAGGAGAAAGGCACGGAAACCAGCGAATTTGTTCCAACAATAGACCACACCTGCGACAAGGGCTGCGATGGCAGTGATGACAAGACCTATAGGGTTTGCGTTCATGGCGATGTTCAACAGCCACTGCACGCCTTCCCACACCTTGGTCACGGCCGCCACCACCTTCATCACACCCACAAGCCCCCATAGGGCTATTGCCTGGGCATTGAAGGCGATGGCTCCAACACCAGCTACTACAGCCACATAGGCTATTTCCGTCTTCCACTTCATAAAGAAGCCGATGACACCGCCAACGATGGACAGAAGGAATTGAAGGGCGGACGCTATCGGTGGAACCAATGCGCCAACAATGTCCATCAGTCCAAGCACAACAGGCTTGATCGCATCAAACATGCCGGTGGCTGCTTGCCTGATGTTTCCCATCATGGTGGAGAACTTTCCTCTGACAGTCTTGCTCAGTTTGTCGCTCATGCCGTTGAAAGCACCGCCCTCGCTTGTGGCATGGGCGATGGCTGCCGCCACAGCATCAAAGCCAATACGTCCCTTGCTCATCATGTCCTGAAGCTCTGCGTATGTCTTGCCTGTCATCTTCTGGAGTTCCTTCAATGGGTTGAAACCTGCGTTGATGAACTGCATCAGGTCTTGGCCTTGCATCTTTCCTGCCGATGCCACCTGTCCAAAGCCAAGGGACAGACCGCCAAGCTTCTCCTTGTCGCCCATGGCGATGTCGCCAAGCTGCTTCAAGTACGGAACCACCTTCTGTGTGCTCACACCGAATCCAAGCATCATCTTGGCATTGTTCTCCAAGTCCAGAGGCTCGAATGGGGTCTTTGCCGCAAAGTTGTAGATGTCACCCAGCATCTTTGCCGCTGCCGTCTCGTTGCCAACAAGCGTCTTGAATGCCACGCTTGTTTGCTCGGCTTGCGCCCCGATGGATGAGATGGCTGCGATGCCTGCACTTGCAAGGGTATAGGGATTCATCAGAAAATCCATGCCAGGGAGTGACATCAGGGAGGTCTTCAAGCTGGAGAACGAGAAGGCTGCTTGGAGGCGACTCCTCACAAGGGTCGCCTTTCGGGTTATGTTGTCCAGTTGCTCGGACGTGCGTCTTGCCACACTCAGCACATTGCCTTCGTTGGCTTGCAACTTGATAAGAAATTGAAGTACACTTTTAGCCATCTGTCTTATTCTCTGCTTTTTTGATTTCCATCAAATACCTGATAGTCCACGCCCATTCCTCATCAGACAGCGTGTCAGGATCCAAAAACAGATTGTATCTCAGCAAGGTGTTCATATAAAGGATGTCCTTTGCCTCGACATCATCTATCTCTGCATCCTCTAAAGCTTTTTTATCTCAGCCTCCTTGATTGCCAGTACGTCTTCAAGTTGCGAGCAAACTGCGAAGAAAAGATCATCGTTGGTCTTGATTTCCTCGTCACCGTCAAGCCAGATCTGATTGAGCAAGGTCTCTTGTGCCTTGATAGGGTTCTTCACCACTGACACATAGCTGTATTCCTTACGGGTTGGCTTACGGACAATACAGCTTTTGCCCTGAGTCTCTATCTGGAAGATTTCTCCATGCAGCTTCTTCCACTCTTCTACTTTTTGCTTATCTATTTTCATTTTTCTATTATTTGAATGTTATTTGAATGGTGTTCAAACACTATCCTTTCTTCTTATCCACAAAGATGAAAGGAAGTTCCTTTTCTTGGAACTTGTCACCCTGCTTCCACTCGGTGTTGTCCTCAGTGAACTCTGCACCCACAAGGATGTCTGTCACGATGACATCACCCTTCGTGGCATTGCCATAAGACACCACAAGGTCGAAAGAAGCGTCAAGGATGTCGCCACCGCAAGCCTGGCTCAGTGCCTCATACTCGCTTTGCAACAGTCCAATGGAGCCATCGTAGGACTTGTTCCCTCGCTGCACACCTTGCGGTTTGTTGCCCTTGGCATACAAGGCTTCCTTTTCCTGCTTCGATGAGTATTTCACGGAGCGGAATCCTGTGACAGGGCGACCTGCCATGACAACGTTGATGTCGGCCCACTCGTATTCCTTTGAATTAAACATATTCTTTAGCTGTTACTTGTTTCTACTAAGAATCCAAGATTCACGTCCACGTATCGGGCATATCCGTATGGACGCACTTTCAGAGTCACAAGCACCTTCGAGGTACTGAGTACATTTTGCTTTTCGTCGATGTAGCACTGGCATCCCTCACCATCGGAATTTGCGCAAAGCTCACCATTGGCGGTCATCTTTTTGTTGATGCCGTTTTCCACGGTCTGCTGCCAACTTTTCACGATTCCAACTTGCAGCGTGCCGTCATCATTGACTTCCAGCTCGTCAAGGAGCATGTCAAGCATGATGTCGTATGCCAGGCGATATGCCTTGTCTATCACCCGACGGTGGGCGATGTGCGCATAGTCACCTGTAGGATCACAGGCCAGGTTGTCATCAGCAAAGAAGTAGCCTGAGCGTCCCACATACTTGCGTGGCACGAGGTAGCCCTTTTCATAGATTGCCTTGATGGTACTCTCGGACTCATCAATTTTCTTGGAACCCACATACATCTCCAATGGGGCAAGCGAGCCATCCTTCACACGGCCAATGTTGCGCTGCACTGGACTCTTGGCAATGCGCCCAAGCCACGTGCCGATGGTCGCTCCCTTGGAGGATGCCACGGTGTCACCGATGGCAATGCCCACACGGTCATACTTTTCCTTGGTCATGTCCTTCAATTCCTTCGATGGGTCAAAGTTGCGACCTTCGAGGATGAAGAACAAAGGGGCGTAAAGCTCGGTGGTTGCCCATTCTGCCAGCTGCTGTGCCTTTGGCATGGCAGTGAACACATCGGGGTCGATGCCGTTGATGCTTGTGCCAGACGCTCCCGTGTTGACATTGGCGATGCCGATGCCCCTCAAATTGCCGTTTTGCTTGGTGATCAAGTCTCTCGCATACCCTGCGTCCGTCCTTGTGTAATCACACATGTTGGTCAAGGTGGTGCTTGGATTGACTGGGTAGAGGACCAGCTTTGTGCCTGTTCCTGCCTCATCGTAGAACTCGGACACCTGCTTGTAGAGGGCTGCGTTGTTGGTCGCTGTCACTCCAAGCTCGGCAAGGTCATCCATGCTTGTGATGGAATAGGCTGTGTTAAGCACAAAGGTTTCTGCTACGGCTGCCGCACCGCAAATGAGGGCCAGGAGTCCGTCGGCACTCTCACCGACGGTTCCCAACTGGCCATTGAGGAACTGAATTTTTACTCTTGGTAATATCATAGAGTCTAATTTTACGATTTAACCTTTTAGGCTGCGTTGCTCTCAATGATGGCTGCGATACCCTTGCCGTCGTAACGACGTGGTGAGCCACCTGTACGCACAAGGAATGAGTAGATGTCACCATAATAGGTTGGGTTGCCCATATCATCGAACATCTTCACGTCACCCAAGGCACGGCTCACACAGTCTTGCTGCCAGGCAAGACCAGCTGCAAGTTCAGTGTCAGCATCATCCTCTTCCCATTTCAAGATGGCTGCACCGTTTGCCGTTGTGCGAAGCACCTGGGAGCGTTGCATGATCTCAAAGCCATACAACTTGCCAAGCACGCCTCTTGAAGCATCGGCACATGCGAGGAAGGCTGAGAGTTCCTTGTCTGTCAGGTCGTCAAGCAAGTCCATGTACATGGAAGCGTCAAGCAACATGAAACGGCCGTCTGCTGGTACGTCGTCCATGTTGAACCTTACGGCAACTTTCATCACTACAGCCTTGGTGATTTTCTTGCGGTTGCCAGTGGCTGTCTCTGAGGTGTGTGCCTCACGAGCCTCGCCTGCTGTGAAGAACTTCGTCTTCAAGTTACCAGCCCACTTGTAGAGCAAGTTCTGCGCTGCCGCCTTCTGCAACTGCTTGCGGTCGTTGGCAAGCACGCTGTTGCGCTTGTCGTAGGAGAGTTCCACCGTGTCCACGTTGGAGATGTGGATAGGGTCTGTTGTCAGCTCGTCAATGTTGTAGGTGAGTTCGTTGTCCTCACGCTCCTTGATCTTCGCTGGCTTCTCGCTGCGGTTGATGACCACGCTCGAAGGCTTGCCAGCGTTAGGGATGTGAACGGTCTTGTTGTTCACGAATGCGGAATCGTCAATACTCTTCGCCATGAAGGAATTGTCGGGATAGAAATTCTCGACGATGGTATTGATCCAAATTTCTCTGTTTAATGCCATTTCTTATAAAATTAAAAGTTATTACTCGCTGTAGTCCACACCGAACTTCTGCTTGTAGAGGTTCTTGAAAAGTGCTAAGTTTTGGTTCTTCAACTGGGCGAGGTTGTTTGCCTTGTCAATCTCGTCCCATGTCTTGTTGGCGAACGAGCCGCCTGATGGTGTGTCTGGGTTGATGAAATCCGTTGCACGGTTGCTTGCACGTCCCTTCATGCCACCGATGAGCTTGATGGTGTTCTCACGGTCGCTCTTCAGGAGGTTCTTGAAGGTCTCCACCTGCTCGTTTCCAATCTTGCCAGCCTTGACAGCCTCGTTGATGAGAGCGTCATCCTGCTCCTTGCGAGCCTTTTCAAGCTCATCCCTGTAGGTCTTCACCGTCTTTTCGAGAATGCCCACCTTGGTCGCCTTGTTTTCCAACTCTCTGATGTGTGCCAGTACGGCACTCGAATCCGTCTTGTCCTCGAAGCTCGGAATCGTCTTGATGTCATCTATTAATGCCATTTCTTCATTGTTTTGTGGTTTGAAGTCAAACCGATTATTAAAATAGTTGTAAATGCCTTCTGTCGTTGTCGGTGGGTTGGCTACCTCATCCATTGTGTAGATTCCATCCACGAGCTTCATGTCAAGTGCCTCGTTAGCAGTTATCCAGTGATCCTGCCCATCGAAGTATTTCTTTGCCACGTTGTCTGCCTCCATGCCGAGGCGACCAGCTATCATGGTGGCGAGGTTTGACTGTAGCACTTCCATCTGGTCTGCCATTTGTCGAAGCTCCTTGGCGTTGCCGTATGTGCCACCGCTCACGTTGTGGAGCATCAGCTTGGCGTATGGACTCATGTAGAGAGGCTTGCCGCAAAGGGCGATGATTCCTGCGATGCTCGCTGCCACACCGTCTATATATATGGTGATGTCTTCCTTGGATTGTCGGAGGGCGTTGTAGATGGCCATGCCGCTGAAAACATCTCCACCCTGGCTGTTTATGCGCACTTCGATCTTGCAGCCCTGGTCACTCAATGCGAAAAGCTCGCTCACCACACGGTTGCTATCTACGGAACGCCCTTCACCGACTACTCCATAAAGCATGATGATAGCCTTGCCATCACCTTTTATTATATTGCGAAATTTCTGTTTCATGCGTTGAATTTTTTTGCAAATATCGGGACTTTTTTCGAGTTGTCCAAATCGTGGTTTTATGGTGGTGTCCATGGACGCTACGGTGGTGTTCGTGGACGCTACCATAAAATCACGATTTCTTTTTTTGCGGATTTCTTTAGAACTTTGCAGAATCAAAACTATATAAATATGGTAAAAAGTAACATAGACAAGAAGAGCATTGCCAAGGATTTGTTCATCAAAAGCCGATGCACACAGGAAGAAATCGCTGAAAAGGTGGGAATCACCAGGCAGACGGTCTCCCGATGGATCAGGGAAGGGAAATGGGAAGAGCTGCGTGTCTCCATAACTATCTCCACGGAGCAAATCATTGCTGGCATGATCAAGCAAATCAGTGACATACAGGATGGGGCGAATGCACGTCCTGAAGGACAGCGTGCTTTGACGGCCAAGGAGGCAGACACCATTGTCAAGCTGTCTTCTGCCATCAAGAAATTACAGAATGAGGCAGGAATCACAGACATAGTGAACGTGGGCATCAAGTTTACCAACTGGCTTCGCTCCATTGACATAGAAAAGGCCAAGGAGTACAACGAGCTTTGGGATTTATTCATTAAAGATCAGTTGAAATGACACAAGAAGAAAGAAATGCCCTGCAAAGGTGGGCAGAACACCACAAGGCACTGGCTGCCGATGTACCTGTGGAAGACTGGCTCTCACAGAGTGAAATCGACAAGAAGAGAAAGAAACTGGAGGAAGACCCAATCAAATGGATCAAGTACTTCTTTCCCAAGTATGCCAAGTATGAGTTTGCGCCTTTCCATGTGCGTGCCATCAAGCGTGTCATCGAGCATGATGAATGGTATGAGGTGCTGTCTTGGAGCCGTGAGCTTGCCAAATCTACCGTGGCGATGTTTATCTGCATGTACCTTGCACTGACCAAGCGCAAGAGGTTCTTTGTCCTGGCATCTGCCACCATTGACTCTGCCAAGCGTCTCCTTGCACCTTACAAGATTAACTTTGAGTCAAATCCCCGAATCCGTCAGTTCTATGGCTCCCAGGTGACGCTTGGTCAGTGGACAGATGGTGAGTTCACCGCCAAGTGTGGTGCAAAGTTCGTAGCCTTGGGTGCTGGCTCTGCCCCTCGTGGTGCTCGAAATGAGGAAGTTCGCCCCGATGTCATCTACATGGATGACTACGACACGGATGAGGATTGCAGAAACCCAGAGACGCTAAAAAAGAAATGGGACTGGTTCGAGGCCTCGCTTTATCCTACACGTTCCATCTCTGAGTCTACCTTGATTCTGTGGTGTGGAAACATCATAGCCAAGGACTGTTGCATCAAGAAGGCTGGAGCCAAGGCAAGACACTGGGACATCGTGAACATACGTGACAAGGATGGACACTCAACCTGGCCAGCCAAGAACACAGAGGAACAAATCGACACCGTTCTGTCCAACATCTCAACCAAGAGCGCACAAGCTGAGTACTTCAACAATCCTGTGAGCGAGGGAACCATATTCAAGTACCTGCCATTCGGCAAGGTTCCACCGCTCAAAAAGTTCAAGTTTCTCATAGCCTATGGCGACCCTGCCTATTCCGACTCGAAGAAAAAGGCAAGCTCCACCAAGGCCCTGTGGCTCATCGGCAAGCATAAGGGTGTGTATTACATCATCAAGGGATTCCTTGCCAGGGAACTCAACGCCACCTTCATAGGCTGGTATTTCGACATCATGGAGTATGTGGGAGGGAAGACCAACGTGTACTACTACATGGAGAACAACAAGCTACAAGACCCTTTCTTCAACCAGGTGTTCAAGCCCCTGCTGCGTGAGGAATGCAACCATCGGAACAAACAGCTGTACATCAAGGGCGATGAGCGCAAGAAGACGGACAAGGCGACCCGAATAGAGGCGAACCTGGAGCCGATTGACAGAAACTGCGGGTGGATATTCAACGAGGAGGAGCGTGACAACCCACACATGCAGGAACTCATCAACCAGTTCAAGCTCTTCGAGATGCACCTTCCATACAATGCCGACGGCCCCGACTGCATAGAGGGTGGAATCACCATCCTTGAAAACAAGGTGGTGGAAATGGAGCCGACCGTCACCATATCATACGAGGAATTAAACGAGGACAATCCATATAGAATGTAACCATGGCAAATTTCATCAACACTTCGGACTACGATGCAACCATACATCGTGAGATCCTGGACTCGCTTCTTCGCACGGAGTCCACGACATACGACCCACAAATCATTGAGATTTGCGAGGACAGGGCCATCTCTGAAATGAGAGGCTACCTTAACAAGACATACGACTGTGACAAGATCTTCTCAGCTGAAGGCGAGGCAAGAAACCCTCTTATCCTGATGTTTGCCATCGACATCACTGTCTATCACATCTTCTGTCAGCACAACCCTTACAAGCTTGCAAAGATACGGCAAGACCGCTATGACCGTGCCATTGAGTGGTTGAAGGGAGTGATGAAGGGAGACATCACCATCGACGGTGCTCCCAAGTTGCCCGATGAGCAAGTTGCAGACAATTCCAGATGGCAAATCTTGGCAGATGAGATAAGACCGACACTTTTATAAACAAGAATTGATATGAAGAAATTTAAGAAGAGACTGGGATACAAGCCAAATGGTGGTAGTTCCAACAAGATAGTTCAGGGTGGTTTCAGAAAAGTAGAGGGAAACCGCCCTCCAGACGTGTTCCTACAGATGCCTGAGCTTTTCATGTTCAACATGAAGGACTACATGGAATCCGTAAGGAGTGCCAAGAGCGTGGATTTTTCGTACCGTGTCAAGTTGTTCGACATGTATGAGTCAGCCCAGCTTGACCTCCACCTCTCTGGTGTGCTCGACAAGCGACTTCGAGGTGTCACACAGATTCCCATTGAGTTCCAGCGAGACGGCAAGCCCGATGAGGATATTTGCCGCCAGCTTCGCTCACCGTGGTTCAAACAGTTGCGAAGGGATCTTGTCATGTCGAAGTTCTATGGCTTCACCCTCGTTCAGTTCTACTTGGATGATGATGGGAACATTCGCTATGACCTCATAGACCGAAAGCACTATGATCCTGTCTTCCACAAGCTCTTGAAGCACCAGGGCGACCAGGACGGCATCGACATTGAAGAGTTCGACAATATCCTTTTTGTCGGCACTGAGCGTGGATTGGGCATCTTTGCGGAACTTCTTCCTGCCGTGCTCTACAAGCGTGGCGACATGAGCGACTGGGCGAAGTTCTGCAACATCTTTGGTATGCCCATCCGTGAATACACCTATGATGCAGGTGACGAGGATGCTCGCAAGAAAATCATTGCCGATGCCAGAAACCAAGGTAGCAATGCCGTGTACATCCACCCGAATGAGAGTGAGATGAAGCTGATAGAGGCAGGAAACAAGACTGGCTCTTCCGACCTCTACCAGAACTTTGCGGAATATTGGGACAGCAAGATTTCCATCCGTGTGCTGGGCAATACCCTCACCACCGACACAAAGGACACTGGCACGCAAGCCCTTGGAACGGTTCACAAGGAGGAAGAGGATGACATGAACGCTGATGACCGTGATTTCCTGCTCGACATCCTCAACTATGACATGAAGGCCATCTTCGAGAACCTTGGTTTCAACGTGGAGGGTGGTGAGTTCGTCTATGCCCACAAGGACAAGACTGAGCCTCAGGCCATGCTTAACATCGTGAAGGGAATGAAGGAAATGGGCTTGCCTATGGATGATGACTGGCTCTATGAAACGTTTGGCATCGAAAAGCCAAAGGACTACGACCAGCAGAAGCAAGCCATCGAAGACCAAAAACAAGCCTTGCGTGAAAGCCTCCAGGGCAAGGACAAAGACCATGAGGATGATGAACCAGACGATGAGGGAAAAGACCCGAAAAAGAAGCCTTTGAACATTGATAAAAAGGCGTTCAAAGACCGTTTGAAGAGTTTTTTCGGAGTAGCCCCAACTATCGGGGCGGACACCGACTTCTGATTGATACGCTCTATTATGGCGACCACCAATGCCATTGCGGACACCACCATTTCGACAATGTAGATGGTGGCATTCGCTTCAATGCCGACATCCTGGCCCAGTTCATCAAAAAAATCTATCAGGGCTTTGACACGGAAAACAGCATTGAGGGTGTAATGTGGCGTGAGGTACTACGCATCATCAATGAGGGAACCGTGGAGGGACTTGCCAAGGCAAAGACCCCACCGACCCATGAGGAAGACTTCTACAAGGCTCTCAGACACTCCAACGAGGTGTTTGCGGCCTTCAAGGTTCACACCATGGGTCAAGAGATGGCTGCGAAGCTCTATGACTCCAAGGGACAGTTGAAGCCATTTGGTAAGTGGGTGGAGGATGTGAGTGCCATCAGTAGCCACCAGGTGGGTTCATGGCTACAGACGGAATACGACACGGCTGTGATCCGTGCCCATGCCGCTGCCGACTGGAGGGAGTTCGAGCGAAACAAGGACATCTTGCCAAACCTCAGATGGATGCCGACCACCTCCAAGGAGCCAGAGAGTAGCCACCGTGCCTATTGGCAGATGAAGCTCACACTCCCAGTGGATGACCCATTCTGGAATGAGCACCACCCAGGCGACCGTTGGAACTGCAAGTGTTCGCTCGAAGCAACCGATGACCCAGTGGTCCGTCCCAAAGACATGGAGCCAACAAAGCCTCAAAGAGGCCTGGAGAACAATCCGGGAAAGGATGGGCACTCATTCAGTGACAATCATCCATACTTCCCTAAGGACTGCAAACATTGCGACTTCTATAAAAAAGGTTCTTTCAGGAATAGACTTAAAAGACTGTTCACTAATAGAGCCAAGGATTGTTTTAATTGCCCATTCATAGACGGCTGTATCAATAGATTAGAAGCAAAACAACCTATAGAGGAAAAGGCTTTTGCTCGCAAGCAAGAGGTGAAAGACCAAGACCTCATGCCAAAGATGGACAAAGAGCCATGTAGTTCTGTTCTTTCTGGAACTTTGAACCGTACAAACAAAGTAAGAAACGCCCTTCTGAAACATTGCCACCATGACTATGATGTCGATGCTGCCATTTATATATGGAATAATCCATCAGAAATGAAATTCATTAGGGTAAGTCCGCTTGGTGAGGGAAAGGACATGAGCCTTCCAAAGAACATTGCCAACATAGAAAAGAAACAAAATGTTCTTCATTTCGTTGAGTTTAGGCAATATGAATTTGAGTATGAGGGAAAGACCTTCGAGGTTAAAATGGCTCTATGTAAAAAAGGCTATGAGCAATTTTATTCATTGAAGGAAAAATAAAAAATCCCCAAACCTCAAGCCGTGACAGCCTATATGAGCGAATGGGGACGCTGCAAAGATACAATATTTCCTTGAAATGCAAGTAAAAATAATAAAAAACTTTTCCTATGGATGCAAAAAACATAGAAAAATTGGTTGAAAAGGCCAAGGAGGACATAATGAAGGAAGTGAACGACCGCCTCCCTCGCAAGGTGGGAGTGATAGCCGTGAACCACTTCAAGCAAAATTTCCGTGACGGTGGTTGGCTTGACGATGGGCTGCACCCTTGGAAAAAGACCCTCAGGCAGAAACAAGGTGGTCCCGATGCCAAGTATGGCCCACTAACCTCCAGGAGAAACCATCTGATGAGTTCCATACAGAGCAAGCCAGGGTTGGGTGAGGTGACAATAGAGAACCCTGTCCCATACGCTGCCATCCACAACGATGGTGGAGACATCACCACGCACCCAACCGTATCACCCAAGATGAGACGCTATGCCTGGCACATGGCTTACTCGCTTGCTGGCATCAACGGGAAAGGATCGCTCCCCAAGGAACTCCCGGAAGAGGCACGCTTGTGGAAGTGCCTTGCCCTCACACGGAAAACGAAAATCACGGTGAAGGCGCACATTCCACAGCGTCAGTTCATGGGAGATTCCAGGGAACTGCAAGTGAAAGTTAACAAAACTATTAACGAATCATTGGAGAAAATAAAAGATGGAATTATTTCTTTATCAAATCATTAATCATGTCAAGGAAGGAATGCCAGGGCTTTCCCTCGTTGATGAAAATTATGGTCAGTTGGAAAACATAGACCAAAGCGACACCGACATGTACCCTGTCACCTTTCCTGCCGTGCTCATCGACCTACAGGAGGCATCATGGAGCAACTTGGAGGGAAAAAGCCAGAAGGGAACCGTCAAGGTGAACGTCCAGCTGCTCATCGACTGCTACGATGACACCCACTATAACAGCGGAACGATGGATGCCATCAAGGAAAGGTCTGCCATGGTGGAGGAACTTCACCGACTCTTGCAGGGCTACCGTCCAAAGGAGGATGGGGCACTTGTGAGGGAAACATCCAAGTTCTACACCGCCAACCATGGCATCAAGGTTTATGAAATGGTCTATTCGGTGGTGGCGACCGACATCATCAAGGACACCCAAACAGTTGCCCCTCCTCGTAAGGTGACGGTTTCTGTGAAGAAGCTTTAGAACGTGGCTTCAGCTTGAAGCCAGTGAACAGAGGCTTTTCTATTCGCTTTCCATCCACGGTTACACCTGCCTGGATCATATCCCGTATAATCTGCATGATACGACTTTCCGAGAGAAAGAACTCTTCAGTGCTCAATCTCTTCAAAGCGTCATCGAAGCGAAGCCTCTTCACCTCAGTCCAGAAATAGTAACGCTCATAAATACGGATGTTCCTGGTATTGACCAGTTCTTTGTCTCTTCCCTTTGCCATGGCTGCAAAAATAACAAAAATATTCCAAATATGGGCATAAAAAAAGAGGCATTCTTTTCAGGATGCCTCATTTTCTGTTTAATAATTAAACACTTCTGCTACAAGCGGCAGAAAGATGGTTCAATCTTGCGCCAAACGCCATCTTCACCACGGATGCTGAAGTAATAGCTTACCACCGTCTCCTTGGCTACGTTGCTCTCACGGAACAAGTTCATGATGCTGGTGTATTCCTCATCGTTGAACTTGCCTTCCAGCTGATAGAGCTTGCTGATACTCGTATAGTTGAGCTTACCATTGCGGTTGCGCTCAAGCAGGTTCATGCAGAGCTGGTACATCGGATCATCCTTGCCCTTCTCGCTCTTCTCGATGTAAGCACCAAGAAAATCCATCAGTCTCTGGGCAGCCAGTTCGGCACGCTCGTCGAATCCCTTCACATCCTGGCTCTTCACCTCAAACTTGAAGTCACCCACCACGAGGGTGTAGCCACGCTGGTCCTTGTTGCGAAGCTTGCCATACTCGGCCATCACCTCCTTGAAGCTCTCGCCCTCCTTGTCGAGCCAGTCACGGAAATCCTTCACTCTCAACGAGAGTTCCACCACATTGTCTTTCACGCTCTTGGCAAAGTTGTCACGGATGCCCTCATAGGCATTGCGCTTGTCAAGTTCACTCTGCTGCTTCTTGGCAGCCAACGTCTTCAGGAGTTCCTCCTGCTGCTCGGCACTGAGGCCGTTCAAAAATTCTTCTGTATTCATAATCTTATAAAAATTAATAGTTATTCTTCTTTCTTTTTAAGAATCATTCTCAGTTTCTTGGATAGCTGCTGCAATTCCTCGATGTCAAGTTCTGCAAACACCTTACCTGCTATCTTCGGACTCTTGCAGTAGTCGTTGATGGCTGGCCAGCTGGTGGTGTCAACCCCAATCTTCTGCAAGAGCTTCAGGCAGCAACTGCGCTTCTTTCTGCGCTGCTCCACATAGATGTCTCTCTTTTCAGGGAAACGCTTCTCCAGAAGGTCACAAAGACCATCATACTCCTTGCGTGTCATTTCACGAAGGCTTTCTGTTCTGCCATCTGTACCGATACTTACCAGTTCTCTCTTGGCAAAGTCTTCACCGCCCATCTTAGGTACACGCTTCAAGATGGAGTAGAACCTTGCAAAATTAGTCACTTCTTGCATATTTTACTTTTGAATATTCCTAAAAAGATCTTATCATTTATAATAAAATCACACGTCTGCATTTTGTATCTTACGGTGATTTTTATTAATTTTGCATTATTTTTTTCCTTACGGATAGCAATATCTGCAACTCTTTCTTTATACCATTTGATTAGAACGTCTGTGAATTCTTTCTTTTCCTTCCGATCGAAATCTTTTGCACAGGCAATACCTATCTTAATTTCATCACAACATTTTTTGCCATTTACCTCGTAAAGCGCTGTTATTATTGCTACGCCTAATTTTTCCTTGTTCTGTTCCATAAGCCCTAATCTTTACAGGTTGGCTTCCAGGTAATGTTGATGACTGCATCAAGTTCACCCTTGCCTTTACACTTCGGGCAGGTAACCTTGATACCTTGCCCCATGTCATCCGCTCCCCAGTACCAGCCGTTGCCCTGGCAGTACTCACAGCGATGACCCACACTCACCAATGTCTCACGAGTCTCGCCATTCATTTCTGGCTTCAACTCAATCATTCTTCTAACTCTACTCATTTTCAGTTTCCATTAAATTATTGTTTATATACTCGCTTTTCAACGCATCAACCGACATGTCTGACAGCTTGCCGGCCAGATCATCATAAATCAGCTGCTGGTCCATATAGGTGAAGTCCTCAGTATTCTTCTTGATGAACTCCATGATCTTATTGATAACTTCCTCCATAATCACTTGGTTTGATAAGTTACTTCCTTGTATTGATACCACTTGATGATTCTGTTTGCCCATACCAGACTCTTGGTCTCGATGACGACACAGCCCGGATGCTTCTTCGAACGGTGAACGAGCATGTCACATCCATAGTTATGTTTTACCCAGTCATCCATCAGTGTGCTTGCCATGATGCCTTCCATCAGGATATAGATGGTGTCACCTTCTTTATATTCCTTTTCCATTCCTTTTCATTCCTTTTTATTCCTCACCCCAATATTTGTTGGCTCCTTCCTCCCAGATGGTATAGTTACCCTTCTCTCCGATGAAGCGACCTTTTGAGAAAGCCTTGAAACCCTCCACCCATATCTTCAGGGTGGCATCATACATCACGCTCTGAGCAGCACTGCCTCGTGGGGAGGTTCCGGCAGCATGACTGATGAAGATGATGAGTTTGTCCTTGTGAGCCTCCTTGAAACGGATATACTCCTTGTAGTTCATCTGTGTGTACTGGAAGGAGTCTATCACCACGATGTTCACGCTCTTACGCTTATCCAGTCGGTCACTCAGCTCCCTCATGTTCTCACCGTTCAGCAGGTAGAACGATTTGTTAACCTCGTTCATGCCATATCGCTTCAAGGTGTTCTGCATGGTCAGCGAGTCACCTTCCTCCAGGCTGTTGTATGCCACACGGTCAAACTCACAGAGCTGCTTGCAGAGCTGCATCACAAAGCTTGTTTTTCCGTTTCCACTCTTGCCCCAGATGAACCAGACTCCTGTACGTTCTGGCTCACCGAAGGCATCCTTCCATTTTCCCTTGAAGGCAAATGTTTTCTTCTTCTGCTTCAACACTTCCTTCACCGTCAATGCTCTTGTCATTTTCTGATAGCTTTAATTCTCTTGATTCTATGAATGCTCTTCTTCACTCTTCGCAAGTCGTACTCACAGGAGTTCGATTCTGCAATCACCTCGTTGATGTCCTTCTCGTCGGTCAGTCCGTTGGCCACACAGATGGCATAAACATCGTGTGGCGTGGTATCATCCAGCTCGAAGTACTTTCTGCCAATGCGACTGTAGAACTCCTTGTAGCCACGTTTCTTGCATCTGAGGCCACGGTCAATGCGTGTCTTGATGTAGTCAGTGGAGAGGAACACCACGCCACATTTGTCCTCAATCTTGTTGTAGAGACTGATGAAGTACTGGAAGACACTCTCTATGAGTTTGTCCGCTTCATCAAACACCAGCAGTGGAGCATCCATCTTGATCAGCTCGTTCTGGATGGTAATCCAAAGCTCTCTCACCGTGAACCCGTCGGTTCTGATACCCATCTTGTGGGCTATCTCCCTTACGAAGTCACCCTTGTGCAGGTCTTCAGAACAGAGGATGTAATATACCTCACGGTTCTCTTCACCGAAGATTCTTGCCGTGGTGGTCTTGCCGCATCCGGCTTCACCCACAACCCAGGTCACGTTCTTGAAGGTCTGTGCATCCTTCAAGGCGATGGTAATCTCGTGAAAGGCGTGTGTCTCCACCACCTGCCAGTCCTTCTCGCTGCCGTTCACCAGTCCCACCTGGTCACTCACCTTGCGCCACATGTCCTCGCTGATGTTGTCCCACTTGCCGTTGAGGATGTTGCTCACGGTTCCGGCACTCGTGCCCTTCATACTTGCCACGGCCTTGTTCTGGCTTGCGAACTTGGCAACATACGATCTCAGTCTGTTCGCTATCTGTTGTTTGTCATTGTTTGTTAACTCCATGATTCAGTTCCTTTCTTTATTTTAAAATGTTTGTTATGTCTTTCCAAGGGTCTTCACATCGTCAAACTCCATAAACTTGCACTCCTGGCTCCAGTCCATGTTGCTTATCTTCTTGGTAACCTTGCCGATGCTCAACTCCTCCGGCTGACCCCTGTACTTGCGTACACGTCGGTCTATCTGTCTCTGCATTTCCTTGCTCATTCCCTTCAGGTCAGGAGTGCGCAAACCATGCTGCTCTGGTGCAACACCTTCGTCAAACTCCAGCTTCCTAGCCTCCACCTGTCTCTCAACACGGCTCTGTTCGGTTGCCTCACGCTGCTGCCTGATGAAGAGTGCCTCTTCCTTGGTCTGTTCCTGCTTGGCTCGATGGATAACGAGGTAAGGTTCCGCCACTCGCTCGAATCTCAGTTCTCCAGCCTTATCCTTCCAGTAGAGTCGGATGCTTGTGAAGTCGTATGGATCATATTTCACTACAAACTTCTGATAGGTGTGCTTCCTTCTCCATTCAATGTCCGGCACTCCTGGTTCACTCATCACCTCGTAGGTTCGTTTCTTGCCCTTGACGGTTATCTCGATTCCGCTGGATGTGAAGGTGCTCATGCGGTCGCATTGAATCCAGAACATTTCCACCATGTCATTCGGTGTCACCGCTGGTGTCTCCGGATTCACGCTCTTTTCATACATGTCGATTCTTCTCTCACCCGTGGCAGGATGTGCCATTTCGTTCCATTTCTTTCTGAACTCTACATACAGAGCTTTCAGTTCCTGGAGCGTTGGAAGGTTCGCCCTGTTTGCCTCGATGAACTCCAGGTTCGGATGGCTGATGTCCTTCTTGGTGGTAACGTTCTGTCCGGTGAAGTTCCATTCCTGGTGAAGTACCTGGCTCTGCAATCTGTAGAAGAGGTTCTCGATAGTCTTGCTGGCTCCATTGTATGGGGTCGTGGTACGATGAATGTGGCAGAGCTTCCTGAAGAACTCCTGGTTCTCCAGTTTCTTGTGACCACCCTGGTTATCATATACGATTTCGTAGGGCTTGTGTCCGCTCACCTGGATGGCCATTCGGTAACTCAGATATTGGGCTTCATAGTCCTCGCTGTCGCTGATGCAGAAACCAAGGAGGCATTCAGAGTAAGCGTCTATTACCTCATATACGCTGGTGGTTCTTACCTTGCCGTCCTCATCCTTGTAGTAGAGGTTCAGCTTCGTACCGTCACCATACCAGAGTGCATCCCTCATCTGAGGAAGTTCTGTCTTGTGTCTGCGGTCAAACAGCTGGTGTGATTTATGCTCACCGAATACGGCATCATACCACAATGGCTGAATGGCTGCACTGTTAAACCACGCCTTCATGCCGCTGATGCTTTTCAGAGGCTTCCATCCACGGCTCTCACACTCCTCATTGAATCGCTCAAAGATCTGCGAGTCGTTCAGCACGGGAACCCTGCTTCTTTTCAGAGCAATGAGCCTTCTGCCAGCTTCCTCGGTTATCTTCAAGGTGTTCTTGTTGCCAATCTTGCCGCTTATCAGCGATGGATAGCCCTCCTTCTTGAAGGTACTCATCTTCACCTTGAGCCTGGCAAGGTTCTTGGGAAGGGTGTGACCGAAGTTCTCCCTCAGTTTCTCGCTTTGCTTGAAGACGATGCCCCAAAGGTCGTTTCTTCTTCCTCCACCCAGGGCGTGTGTCGTAGCTTGAAGCTCGTTCATTCGCTCCTGGAGCATTTTCAGCACACTGGCATTCTGAGTATATTCGTCAATCAGCTTCTGTGAAAGCCTCGTTTGAACACCGTTCAAATCATATTCAAACGCTTCATAAAACCTACGGGCTTCCTCATCCACCTGCATGTAGTCCTTCAGCTCCTGACGTTCCAGGATTTCATTTGGATCTCCATATTTCTCCTCAAATCTCATTCTGTACTTCTTGGGAAGGGAGGCGTACACATACAGAGCATAGTTACCTTCACCCTTGCCTTGGCGAGCACATTGAATATTGCCACGACAAACATTTTGTCTAAGAGTAACACTTTTGATGACAGGATAGTCACCACCAGTCAACTCATCGAAGGTAACACACAATATTTTATTGTAATACTCCATTCCTTATTGAATTTATTTATCTTTGGATAGCCAATCCTTATTCTTCAAGTCCATCACCAGGAACACCTCTTAAAGCGATGCTGCTGGCACAAAAGTTTATAGCCACGGCTATTACACTTAAAACGCTGCTGCTTTCAAAGGAAAGCGCACAAGCTAAACAGAAGCTAACCACAAACCAGATGAGTCTAAGCTTCATTTGAGGAGCAAGGTCCAGGAACCATTTCCATTCCTTGCCGAATATCATGTTCAATGCCTCTTTCATAATTCCAGCCTTTTAATATTCTACTTATCACCAACTATTTCTCCACCAAAATCCTTAATGGCCATGTATCTTACCTTTCTTGCCAGATGGGAATCCTTTTTGTAGTTGAGCGATTTGCTAACCATTTCAGTTGTTATACCCATGAGGGAAGCAATCTTCTTGCCTACACCTCGTTCTACAATTATTCGTTTATTCATATCTTCTTTATGTTAAAATCTTAATATTTTATCCGTATCTCGCCAATAATTTGTATCTTTGGCGGCGTGTTCAATTAACAAACACGCTGCAAAGATACAAAATTCTGTATTAACCGCCAAATATTTTGGCATAAAAAATTCAATATTCTGTATTATGAGTACAAAAAATGATATTTCAAGCCGATTTATTGAGGCTTTTGAGCGACTATTAAATGAAAATAAGATAACTGATAGAAAGGATTTTGCCTTAAAAATAGGCATAAGTCCTTCTATGGTCACGGAAATTTCTAAAGGTAGAAGTGCTGTAGGAACTACAGCAATACAGAATCTTGTATTAACATTTGGTGTTTCTGCAAATTGGCTGTTGACTGGTCAAGGCGATATGTTCCATAATGAATCTGCAACAATCAGTACAGATCCACAGAAAGGAATACCTTATTATGACGTGGATTTTCTTGGCGGTTTTGCCATGCAAGAGAATGATCAAACAAGTATCCCAGCCTTTAATATTATCTCTAATATATGCCCAAGAGCAGAAATGTGGTGTAACATAACAGGTCACTCTATGGAACCTACAATATCGCAAGGAGATATTATAGCTTTACGTAAATGCGGCATAGAAGATATACAATATGGGGAAATGTATGCTGTTGTCTTGGATACTTTCAGAACGGTTAAAATCCTAAGGAAGGCTTCAGCACCCGGCAAGCTCAAATTTGTGCCAATAAATCAAACTGAGTTTGATGAACAGGAATTTGATATATCACGCATACGCCAAGTCTTTGAAGTTGTCGGCTGCATACGTCGTTTCTTCTGAAATGTAAGCCTATTATATATATAAATATGTGGAAGTCCTTTAAAAACAGGACTTTCACTTGTTTTTTGCCCCTTAAATATGGGGAAATATATTGTTTTTTGCACAATAAAAAGACCATAAAAAGCTATTTTTTCAACGCAATCACACCCGTTTCTTAACTATAAATAATATTTTTACATTATAATTTGTCACCCTAATTGTCACTCTAAATAAAACTTTTCGTTTTTCCTACCTCCAATAGTGTCACCCTAAATGTCACCCTAAGTGTCACCCTAAACAAGGATTTATCCAAATATGAGCCATTATTTTTCTTATAAAACGAAAAAACGGCTTACAAACTATTCAAAAAATAGCCTGCAAGCCGTTTAAGTGCTTTTAAATAAGCGTTTTAGCCGTTTTATCCTTTGCCTCCAGAACGTATCAAATGGCTCTGAATAATCATTGATTTACCATTGATTAAACAGCCTCCATCGCTCAATCCTGCATGCAACAGGCTGTTCTTAGTATAGCCTATCTGATCGGGCGTTAAAACGTCAAATATGGCCGATATAGAGCCAAAATAGTAGTTCTTCCTACCTGCAAGTAGGTGTACATGTATTACCTTCGTCATAGCTTTATAATTTTGTCGTATATTCTATTCTTTATTCGGTTGCAAAGATACTAAATAATAATTATATGGAAGAATAAAATAAAAGAAATCTTCTAAATATTTATTATTTGGAAGTTAACCACCATAAAAAGCAATCTCTATTTTTCTCCGTTTTTCTCTGATATTCTCTGTTTTTCTCCGTTTGTCTCTCCCCATCGAACAGTTGTCAAACCAGGGAAGAAGCCCTCCATGAAGCCAATAGAAGGCGATAGGAGCCTTCAGGAGCCGTTTGCACGATAATGGGTGATAAAGTACCCATCCAACCCCTTAAAAAGCCCTCTTGTCGCCTCCTATGTTACATTATCCCTTTGAACACCCTTCAAATGCTCGTTGAATGTTACATGAATGTTAGGTGAATGTCACATTTCGTTTTTCATCCTGTCCTCCCTCTATTTCTATCTAACTCTATCTATATTAGGTCGTTACTCTGATTTAGGGGTCAGTGCTAATTTACACATTTCGTTTTATCCCCCTTACATCAATATCACAATCAATTACCTCTTGATGGTTTTTGATAGCATCTTCTATCAGATGTGTGCATTCTTCGGTAAAACCACAGATATGATCACCTTCGATGGTGTAGAGATACTTGTGTGTGTTATAGTAAGCACACTGGCAGAGAGATAAGCCCTCTGAGTTGAGGCGGTCCCGTACATCTGGATTGTTGATGCGAAGGACCACCATCTTACCTTTACTAGAATAGTACTTGCGGTATTTGATTCGGTCTGCAACGATGATTGCTATAGCTACCAACAACAGGATAGCTAGCACGATGATAACATCTATTTGAATTGTATTCATAACTTTCATTTTGTTTAATTGTTTATCTTAATTCGTCCATTCTTCCAGGATTTTGAATATTCAGTTCCTTGTTGACATCGTGGAGGCTAGCGGATGGCAATACATGCGTATCGGGGTCTAAACCCTTCGACTTGCAGTAGTTTCTCCATGCCTCTATGCCATGAGGTTTCTTTGCATCCTCTATCGCTTTCAGTCGCTCTTCTTCTTTTCTGCGCTCGTCCTCTACCCTTCCACGCTCAAGCAGAAGTTCTTTTTCGTATGAATCAAGTGCTACCATTAAATCTTGTGGATTGATGGTAGTGGCAGTAGACTTGTCTTCATATTCATGCTTATACTGATACAGTTTTCCATACTTACCTTCCATTATTCGAATAAAGGCGTAGTCGAGTTCAGTTGTAGTCCAATAATAGTACTTTGTGCATAATCTCGTTGCAAGCATCTGTACCTGAAACTCCGTGACTATATCGAAGACTCCAAGAAAAGTGAATAGTTCTATCAGCCTGCCCTTTACCCATCCGACGAGTGAGCGCAAGCCACCTTGCTTCTGTACGCTGAGCAAAGTGCTTGTACTTTTACATATAGCACTTGTAAAGGAAGATGGTCGGACATAGTTCGGCTTATCCTTGATAATCGGAACCAAGGATTCTTGCGGCCTTTGCTGTGAGATTGATAGCTCGTTGTTGTTCATAATCTTGCTTTTGGATGATTTCGTCATTCCAACACTCGCCATTAAGATAAGTGAGTGGGTCTTTTCTGTATACAGGGTCGGGCGTGGATGCTACGTAAGGGAGTGTAGCTTTCATACAAGCTACCTTATCGTTAAGGCTTAACTTCTTCCACTTAGCCTCTGCCTTCTTGCGGCCTCGTTTTTTATTGTAGGCATTCCACCATTCCTCAAAAGGCGGTTCGAAGACCAACATCTGTTTTTGCTCTTCTTCAACCTCCAAGTCTACCGTCTCCACTTCGGCATTATTGTTGAACAACTCAGAAGGCTTGTAATACTTACCCGTAAGCGCCCATCTTGCACCGGCTACAAAAGCATCTTGAAGAGGTTCGCTTTCCGAATATTTATTTGCCTCCGAATGGATTTCCTTTAACGTTTTCATAAGCTATATGATTTTGATGATTTATACCCAACCGGCACCCGAGTTCTCGAGTTCTCGCTTGCAATACTGCAAACCAACTTGGTCGTCGGGTTCCGGAATCATGATGCTGCGGACATTTGCGTAATCTATCACGTTTCGGATAACGCTGCTAGCCTCTGCTGTATTAAGGGAAGTGAGAGGCTTGTATTTGCGGTTACCTGTCTTGTCTACCTCATCGGTATAGAAGATGTAGCTACAAACGTTGCGCTGAATATCACGAAGCGTTTCGTAGAAGGTCTGCCCTAGTTTTAGGGCGAGATAGCTAATCATGAAGTGAAGATAACTGGACTGCTTGTCGGTCTGAATGGGGTGAAACTTCTTTAGTTCGATTTTATACCCACATTCTTTAGCTTTCTGAACTTCCTTCACGATTCTCAGATAGTCGCGAGGATCATTTGGATTGTATACACTCATATTATTATAATTACATTAGATTGATTACTAAACCCTTGCAAGCATAGTCGGTTGGAACACCGAGGACCTGCTGGAATTTGTTTACGGCAACATCGGGATTAAGATGGCGTGCTGAACCATGAATGAGGACGATGCGCTTGGCGGTATTGGCTGCCTTGCATTCGTTGAGATACTCGATAGAGTGAGCCAGACTCATGTGGGAAAGACGGATGCGGTCGGCTTGGCTGACTATCGTCTTGCCTTCGTTTACGGCTTTCTCTAGGAGAGAATCATCATAGTTGCATTCTGCCAAGAAGTAGCGGCACCCTTGAACTACATTTTCCATATTGTAGCAATCGGTGAAGAACATCATGGTTCCCATTTCCGGATGATGAATGAGGAAAGAGAAACAAGGCACATCATGTTCTACCTTCATCGGGGTGATACTGAAAGCACCTAGATGATAGGTCTGTTCTTTAATCATGCCTTTTACTCCCTTGCATTTCTCGGATAACTCTTCGGTAGAGTAAGCATCGATTCCTGCTCTCAGAAAGTCTTTGGCATTTTTTGCATGATCGCCGTGGGAGTGACTGATAATCACTCCCACGCATTTTGATGTTTTGAGGTTTGCAACTTTCTTTACTTCCTGCAACGGACGGCCTGCCTCTATACATAGCTGCTGACCATTACTTGCCTCCAGTACGTAGGCATTGCCAAGACTATTGCTATTTACTACTATCAGCTTCATACTTAACTCAAACTAAACTTTTGAGCCTGTGGCTGCTCATCATGTACTTCCACGGCATTCATGACTTCACTGGTATCAGCATTGACCGTGATAACGTTCTTTGCCTCGGCAAACTCAGAATCACGCTGTGCTTCTGCGGTAGGAACATCATCGACTGTCATTGCGGTCTGCATTTCGATAGAAAGGTAGCCATACTTAGAAAGAAGGCGACGAAGGACCGTTTTTGTTGCCATATCATTGAAATTACCATACCATCCAACAGTATTACCAGGTCCTGACTCGGCTTGTTTTTGAGCCATTTCAGCCAACTGCTGATTTGTCATTTTACAGTTACGAAGAGTTGCAGAGTACTTCTTGGCGTATGAGCACATATCATCAAGAGACATATACATCATCTTGCGGAATCCATTGGTAAGCTCTAAGAAAGCGAAATATCCGACAATTCTGTTGGAAGTCTTCTCGCCATCAAGATGAAGCTCACCAGAAATCTTGTCGTAACCTTGATACTCTCCTTCATAGACTACATCAGCATTGATGTTCTTGTAGAGACCGGAGCGAATAGCCAGCTGATAAAGACCCTTGTAACCAACAATCATCGTAGGAGTATTGCCATAAGGTACGATATAAGCATATCCCAACTGCTTGTTGAGCGGAAGATGAAGGGATGCTGCCTTCATTGCCTCAGCCATCAATAAACGACCATCACAAGCTAGAAGCTTATCATCCGATGTGACTAACTCCATGAGGGATGCAGCAAAAGTTCCTGCATTCTCCTTCATTACATTCTTCAACTGCTCTTGGTAGTAACTATTGTCGAGTACTGCCTTGAAATTACTAACTGCTACTGCCTTCTGAGAAGGCTGTGCTTTTGCTACTGCTGTCTCTGCCATGATTACTTCTCCTCTTCTTTATGATTGATTAATTCCTTAGCGATACCAGCCAAGGCTATAGTTCCCAAAGCAAGGTTGATTTCACCACTTTCCGGAAAAAGTTCTTTTGGATCAACCTCTACGCTATCGTGGTTATCTAACCACTCCTTTATCCGGCTCGAATCCGTTCCGTCCTTCATGCCTCCTCCTAACGCTAGAGTACCTTTGATAAGGTCTTTGTCAACCAACATTTCTAATTTTAAAGTTTCTGCCATGATTTTTATTTACTTATATGTTTGATTAATTCTTCTTTTGTTTTAAACACTTCGCTTTCTTTCCTTGTTGGGAAAACTGCGAACTTATACTGAATAGAGCAAGGTGCCTCGCCTATCTGCTGAAAGAATACGCCAACGATGTTTGCACGTCGGATTTTGTACCCATCGAGCAGATAGACTGCATCACCTATATCGAACTTCGTCTTGATTTGCATGATGCGTTTCAATCCATTGTGGCCAGAGCGAAATGCTCAACCTTCAGTTTATCATCCTTTGATACTACAAGTCGGATTTGCTGACCGCCTGTGCTGAGCGGATGGTTAACACTTTCGCATTCGTCGAGCACGACAGGAACCGATACATCATAGAACTGACCGATAGTGCGCGCGATGTCGATTCCTGCATTCACCTTGGCAGCACCATTGAGGCGGCTGTAAGGCACACCATTGTGATAACATTCGCAATAAGGTTTCTTCTCACCATCGAGTTTTGGAAGGAAAAGACTCCACTTTACGAAACGGAAGTGCTGATTGACCTTATCTTCGAGAGCCTTGCAAGACAACTGATAGAACTCGTTTGTGATGTTGAGTTTATCATCAATATCATCAAGCTGCTCTTGGAAGATGGCTTTATCCTTCTGTGCTGCTTCGATATGAGCCATTGTGTTGTCGTAAGATGCTTTTGAGGCGAGGAGTTCTAGGACTTCATCGTATCTGTCAGAAAGCGGTTTTCGCTCTTCATCGAGTGTTTGAAGTAACTTGTATTCATCTTCATTGCTCTCAGATGGCTTGTCGAGTTCTGCCTGCAACTCATTAATCTCTTTCACTACCTGCTGATACTCTTCCTTCTCGGCTAGAATCTGCTCGTAGGTGCGTGGAGCATCGGCATCAACTTCTGCCTTATGCTTTTCGGCATCATTGAGGGCTTGGTGAGCCTTGACGAGCTGGTTTGTGGTGGTCTGACGATCATCATTCAGTTTATCCAACTCTTTGTTGAGTTCGGTGTATGCGCTTTGGAGTTTGGCAAACTCATTGTTGAGTTCCTTCATATCCTCTGCCTTGCGAGAGTTGAACCGGTTCTGAGATTCCTGTTTGAGGAGCTGAACATCACCGATAGGGAGAGCCTGACCGCAATGAGGACAGAAACCTTCCTTATCATCCCATTTCCAAGTGCGCTTTGCAATCTCATCGCTGCGCTTGTTTAAGTCGCTAACCTTCTTCTTGCATTCTTCAATCTGAGTGTTTATCTGAACCTCGGTGGTAGGATAGCCACTCATGACAGCTTTGAGGTTATCAACCGTAGATTCTGCCTTATTGAAGGCTGCGTTGGCGTTGAGAACATCGCTTTGGTGCTTGGTCATGTTATCGGTAGACTCCTTGTCTGCGCCCTGTTCCATCATTCGCTTGCGCTTTTCGGCAAACTCAATCTTCTTGCGGATTCCATCAAGGCGAACTCTGTCTGCTCCACCGGTACGAATCTGCTGAATCTTGTTGTCTATCTCCACCAGTTTTTCTTGCAGCTCAGCCTTTTCTTTCTCCATGGCCTCCCAATCCTGCTTTGGTGGAAGGATCTTGTCGAGTTCGGAAAGTCTGATAGGGACCGCATCGAGTTCCTTCTGAACTTCTGTACGCTTGTGCTTGAGGTGGTGAAGGATGGCATCAATATCTTTCTGTTTGAGGAGTTCAACAAGATAATCATACTTCTCTTCGCCCTTCGTGATGTCTTCGACTGAAATGTCACCTGCCAACGACTGGAGGAATGCACGCTGATTCTGCCATGTCATACCAAGGAACAGATTAGGACAGATGCACCACGAAAATGGGTCTTCTTGAAAGATGTCGTTAACTACTTTGCCGAAATCTCCGGCGGTAGTCAATTCTCCATCAACATAGTACTTGAAGGTGTTGGTGCATTTATCACATTTCCACTTGTCGGTCAGAACTCGCTTGAATGAGATTTCATCACCATCTACCAACATAACCAACTCGGATGAATGCTCTATCTCCTTGATAATATTGTGATTCTCATCGAAGGTTTTGATGTCGAGCTGCATGCCGTTGGTATCAGTACCGAATAATGTGTACATGATTGCATTGCCGATAGTGCTCTTGCCTCTTCCATTATCTCCCGAGATAACGGTTAATTCTTCTCCAAAATCGAAGACTCCGGAACGGATGCCACAGAAATTTTGCAGCTTAAGTGTTTTGAATAGGATTTTCTTCATTTTTATCTTTGTTTAAAGTTTCTTCTTTTTCTCTCAGTTCCTTATCGTATTCCTCGAATGCTCTTGCAGTAGCGTAGGTAAACTGGTCGCTATTTCGCATGGCGTTCAAGATAAGGTTTTTGAGGTCTTCGGGCGATGCGTGCATGAATGCGTATGCCTTCGGAATGGTTCTGTCACCCATGAGGACGATGCAACGGAAATGCTTTGCCTCATCCCCCATCTTGTCAACTATATCAAGTACCTTCTTGATATGATTGAAGAAATTCTGTCTGATATTCTTTTTCATGATTTTGTTTTAAAACCTACCCATGCTCGGGAGTTAACCGAGAAATGGGCAGGGAAAATATATAAACAACAAACTAAGCCTTATCTGTTGATCCTAAACCGCTACGAGTGCCGGTTACCTTGCCAAGTTCCAAGTTAGTATCTGGAACGTAAGTGAAGGCGCCTTGGCAGATGCGTTGGGTATAAGGAATAACGAACTTGAAACCGAGCATACGCATGATGCGATGCTTTAACCTCCATCTGCCCGACTTGACGATAGCATGGACTTCTTCGCCATATCCGCAATCAATCAAACCAAGAATTACATCAAGGTTTGCACTGACCTTGCCTAGATAGTCGCCATGAAAGAGCCATGAAGGGAAATAAACATCTAACAACATTCCTTTGCCCGACATGCCACTACGTGGCTGAATCAGCAATTTCATATTTGAAGGAAGTTGTATCTTGAACCCGAGCGGAACGTAAAAGCGTTTGTTTGGAAATACTTCCGTGTCCTTGCTGCAATGAAGGTCGTAAGCGGCATCCGTCTCATACGCCTTTGTTGGGAAACACCCATGTGTTACCAATTCTACATTGATTTTTGTACCTGATTTACTCATTATTATATATATAAGTTTATGATTTACTTCTCGATTAATGGTAAGACATTATGTTTCTTCAACTCTTCATACAAGAAGAGTCTGCCTTTCTGAGTCCACTTTGTGTGCATCACAGAACCGGACGAACCATCCTTATGCTCGATAGAAATAGTATCTGACTGCACATAACCGCTTGGAAGATACTTAGCATAGAGAATCCATTGACCGCCTACCTTGTGCTGAATGCCAAAGTTTCTGAGTAGAATATTAAAAGACTTGGCTGATTGTCCGTAGTCTTGTGCTATCTGAGTTGTCGTGACGGTCTCCTTGCTCGCAAGAATTTTGTCAACATAGGTAACCTTCGGCTGCATGGTTGCTATTGTTCCACTTAGCTCAACAATTTCTTTCGAACTTGCTGCAAGTTGTCTTTCCTGTTCTTCAAGTTTCTCTGCTTGGTCTGCTGCGAGTCTCAAAGCTTCAGCGAATGTTGTGGGAACTTTAGTTACCGATACTTCCTTGGTTTCCAACTCTTCCCAACGAAGAATCAGCTTTGCCCTTGCCTCATCATTGAACTTGGTAGCAACATACAGGCATTCGGTCTTGCTGAGTATATAGCAAGGTCTGTCTTGATTGTTGGCATCCTTGTAAGAGCCGAGCGGAAATTTCCGTTGGGCTATTTTCTCCCAAGCTGGCTCCATGTTCCTGATAGATTCAAGTACATCAGAGTGCCGCTTACCTGTAATCTCAGCTATTTCTAGCGAGGTCATGGTTTCTCGTTTCATGATTTCACTTCCATTCATCATAATTCTTTTCTATTTTAAGTCGTTCAACTTCCTTTTTGTAGAACTCGATGAGTTCTTGCAGTTCGAACAGAGACCAATTCTTAGCTTGGCGATGTTTCCATTCTAGCAGTTCCATTTTCTTTGAGCCAAGTTTCTTTTCTAGATACTTGCCCAAGTATATCAGATGAGAGCTATTGAATCTGTTATCATATTGGCATTCTATAGTCACGTTGTCCGGATCAAATCTCGTTGCCATGTGAATGCGCCCCCAATAATGGCTTGCGTCGCCTTTTGAGAAAGGTAAGATACGCCTACAAGTTGGGCATTGAAACACGCCTTCATCGTTTACGTCACGAAGTCTTATGTAGAGTGAAAACCATCTATCGAGCTTCTTAATAAGTGCTGGCTTGCTAAGTCCGGCCTTTGCCTTCTTCTTTTCCTGTTCCTTCTTGGCTTTATCCCAAGGAGTCTTCTTTATAGGTATCCTCTTGAGAGGAGTTTTTCTTTTTAAACCCATATTGCATGTAATTATCATTTGTAAAGTTTGAATACTCGCCCTCGGGCTTTCCGATGTCTGAGGACACATTTTTAATTTTAGAGTTGAGGATATAAATTTTCCTCAGCTTTGACTCGAAGATGCCCAAGGGTGCCCAAGGGTTTCTTTCGAGTTCTCTGTATATTTCGAGAACCTTTCTCCGGTACTTGTGGAGAGTAGGTTCGGATAAATCTATCATAAGCCATTGATTTTGAAGTTTAAGAAAAACCTGCCTATCCTCACGGACGAGCAGGAAAGAATCAAAATTTTTTTTAAACAATGTTTGTTGCCGCTGCAGCGAATAATCATACACAACAAACAAATATATAATAGTCCACCTGTAGGATTCGGACCCAACTTCCCGATTTGATAAGAATGTATTAAGGATTTACTCAAAACAGTTTCGGGCGTGCTTACCAATTACACCATCGGTGGATAACGGCATCATGCGCTACCATGAATTTAAGAGCCATACTCACCGCTTTAGCTATCAGTCAGTAAAGACTGATGCTAGGGGACGCGGACTTATAGAAATAATAATCGCGCATTCCCTTATAATGACTTAACACTATTCGACTTTACACTTTTCCAATATGTCAAAGAACTTATGTCCAAAAAGGGCAATGGGATTGTTCCGGAAACTGCTATATATAATAAGGTATAAAACGAAAGGTGCTGGTAGAATGCTCGACCACAACATTTCCTTCTGGTTCGTGGCGCATGAATTCAACGCAAACAACTTATATTGCCACTGGGTCTATACCGCTCCACACCTAACGATTTCAAGAAACATTATAATAACAATATCCAAAACTATTTTGGGGATTCGAGGCGAGTTGAACGCCTTTGCTCGGGTTTCCCCGCTCACTCCGAGTGAGCTAGCTCGATTCCCATGTATCACTCCTATGCTCACGCACAAGAGTGAATTGATAGTTTACAAATAAGGAAAAGAACCTTTCTTAAGCAATCGTTTAACTCTATGCTCACGCATATCCAATTTAAAACGCATTTTGTCTGAATAACTAATCTAAAAGTTCAACAGCCAAATATTTCACACATTTATACACTCATAAATTGCGGCACTTTATGTTTCTCTGCTCCGTAGCGATTCAGTGCACAAGAACGAATGTCCTGAGCCTGTTGGCTATTACTTCGGTAAGCTAGAGCATTGTAGACAGTAGTCTTGCCACAACCAAAAATTTTCATGATTTTAGGAATTTTATCTTTATCAATCAATATTTTTTCTATTTTTACGACTTTATTCATATTATTTTTTGTAAATTTGCACCATAAATAAGTTTTGAACGAGTTTTGTTCTCGTTTACGGATGCAAAGATACATGTTTATAGACAAATATCCAAGGATATAGGCATTAATTTATAGTTAATTTACGTATTTACACAAATATAAACACTAGCAGTATGGAAGGATTAAGAGATAGAATCAACGAGGTAAGAGACCATTACAGGCTGACTAACAGAGGGTTTGCTGACGCTATCGGGGCAAAACCTGCTGCTACGAACAATTATTTGAACGGCACAAAGGAGCCTTCAATGGAGTTTATAGACAGAATACTGACTACATACGTAGACATATCAGCAGATTGGCTACTTTGTGGCAGAGGAAGTATGTTTTACGATGCAGACAAGCAGACGGACGAAAAACTGCTGAAAGAACTAGCAGAAACAAAAGTAAAGTTGCTAGTACAGGAAGGAGTGGTTAAGGAGTTAAAACAAATCATCAGCGAGAAGATTGCTGAAAGAGACAAAAGCCTTGTTGGCTGATACGATAAAGGGGAGTCTTCGCAAAGAAGACTCCCCTTGTTATATTACATCTTTCCTTCGAGGGCATCGAAAGCAGATTGTACGTCCTTATTTAATGTACGTGCGTATCTAGTAGTCTGACGCAAGGTAGTGTGTCCAAGCACCCTTGCCACGATATTGATAGGCATACCCTTCGACAAGAATAAGGTTGCCGCAGTCGCTCTACCCATGTGAGTGTGCAGTCTGTCAACTCCAACCATCTGCCCGATCGCCTTCAGATAATCATTATACTTCTGATTCGTCATTCTAGGCAGCTTGAAGTCATACTTCTGTAGTATCTCCAGGGCAGGTTTGAGAAGTTGGAATACGAAATCCGTATCTGTTTTCGTTCTCTTAGCGTGATAGAACATCTTGCCACCAATCTCCTCGCAGTTAGTATAATCGAACGATGCAAGGTCAGAGTATGCAAGTCCGGTATAGCATTGGAAGAGGAACAAATCTCTTGCATGGAGAATATGAGGTGTTGAGAGTTTTAGTTTCTTGATGGCAGCAAACTGCTCTTCTGTGACACAATCAACATACTGCTTTTCCCCTTTTCCAATATGAAACGGAAGAAACTTATAAGGATTCTGCTCAATAAGTCCGTCTATCATCGCATCATTGATGAACAACTTAAGATACTTGTGATAGTCGTAGATGGTACATTGAGCCTTATCCTGTCTGTGGAGATACTCATCCATCGCACGCACCTTCGACACATTGCAGTCTTGAAACGATTTTATCTTTCCCCATGTTTTTAGGAATTTGATAAAGACATCATAGCGTTTCTTGGTATGCTCGCACACCTTACGCTCATTTCGTCTTCTCTCGCAGTACTCGATGAAAGAAGTTCCTTCGTCTTCTCCATTCATTAAGGAAATGACAGCGTTCAAATCATAATTTCCTTCTTTCACCAACTTCTCAATGACCTCATGCGCTCTAGAAGTGTATGCAGCCAATAAGTTGTTGAGTTCATCTGCATCCTTGCGCTTGATTATCTTCTTGGTGGTATCAGACCATTGATTTGTTGTCACCTTGATACCGGTAGAATAATACTTGCGCGTACCCTTCGTACTAAAGCACAATTCGATAGAAACTTCCTTCTGAGAGGTTCCACGTTTCTGTCTGTTGTGAAAAATACTTAAATTAATTTTTGCCATTTTGGTAACATAAATTTTGAAGGTTGGTATCATTTTTGTAACACTCCCCTTCGTTCAACAATTTGCGTGAATGATACAAACCATTGTAATTCAGATAGTTATACCCAAAATGCGTTTAAACTAGTTTTAAACCAGTTTAGAAAATCAATCTTTATGACATATCTCTTTAAAAAACAAAAAGCAATCTATATAAGTATCTGTTATTCAATACGTTATATAGACTGCTTATTTGATTTTTTCTTGACTAAACGTTGCGTTTTTACTCCTAAAAAGTGATTCCGTTGGGGTTCGAACCCAAGACCCACAGCTTAGAAGGCTGTTATACGGAACACCAATAAAATGCCTAAACAATAGCAACTTACGCTATAGGCGAATAATCATTTTGCGGCAATTTTGCGACATTTTATGCAAGCCTACTCCACAGAACATACAAATATACTTTACATTATCATTTCCTTTTCTGCTGATATTCCACAACTAAGAGCTGCTTCACATCTGCTAAATCCAACTCTAAATCACGATAGGTAGGATTAAAGGAACGCAATATAAGCTTTCCATTATTCATATCCAAGTCAATGATACGCTTCAATAGAATACCTTCTTTATGAACTATGATATATTCCTTTCCGTCTATATGAAGTCCATTGCTCTTTACCATGTAGTCAGGGCAGACTTTACATATAACGATGTCTCCATTCTGATAAGCTCTAGACGAGCCATCATCCATAGAATCACCGCTTACCTCGAATGCTACGTACTTTTCTTTATCTTCCTTTACAATAGGGATTGTTGGGAGCGATGATATATATACATCATCTGCATATCCGCTGAGATAACCTGCATAAGCCATCTGTGGAACAAGAGGAACAAAGCTGACGCTTGAATTGATATTCGATTTGATGTCATCGTTAAACATCTTTCCTTCTCCGGTCTTAAGCCAATTCAGATTTAGCTGAGGGTAAGCCAAAGAGATATTCTTCAAGAAAGTCTCGCTAGGCATATCCGGCAATCTGTTAATTGCACTGGTATAGCTCTTACACTTCCGCAAGAAGAATGTAGTACTAATTCCCATCTCCGTACAGAATGGCGCAATTCTGCTTTTGTAGTTGTTGAATTTTTCAATATTAGCCTCCGGCTGCAACATTTCACCAGCTCCATTAGCTAGCCAATCCATATTAAGATCTGGAAATTTAGAATTTACTCTATAAGATACCCTTGCCGTGAACACACCATTTTTCCCTATGATTGGAAAGTTAGAGGCCACATCGGCTTTGTCGCAAAATTCACGTTTGGTAATTCCTTTATATTTAAGATACTCACGCAGTCTAGTCTTTGCGTTTTCGTTTTCGCTTACCTTTATAGGTGAAGAGATGAACATTTCCCCCATTCCTGTCCTAATATAACTTGGATTTACCTGCGGAAATTTTCTCGTTATAGCTTGCAAGCTTTTGGAAGATACACGATTAGTTATACGGCTTACGAAGCCATGTCCTAAGCCTACGGTATCCTCGAATTTTTCATTTGAAGTGTAACCCAAAGCAGTGATTACAGCCTTCAGTCTTTCGTATGCACTATTCATAACCTAAAATTTAATACGCAGTAAGCGCATGTGTAACTTAATTTATGTAAACATTTAGAGTTTAAAGATAATAAAGGTTAATATCTGTCTCTTATACACAT